CATGATGGTAATGAAGTGCGTGTTAAGGATGCGTTTGAGCGTAATAAGATGCTCATTGATTTGAAGGCACAGCCTCAAGAAATCAAGGATGCAGTTGACCAGCGTATTCGTGAAAGCGTCCGTGTTGAGACTATTTCTCAGGTGGGACTGCATTTTATGAAATTCTGCGGTAGGTATGAGTTGACTAAAATTTCAGAGCAAGCCGAGACCTATAGTAAATGGTTGAACAGTCCGTATAAAGGAGTATTGCATGAATGACAAAGACATGGACAATATCTATTTTATTCTTAACCGTACTACAGAAGAACTAGAAGAATGGTGGAGTAGCATGGATGAAGAAGATCAAGAATATGCTATGTGGATTATTAAAGAATATAGAAAAGAATTGGCAAGAATGGAAATCATGTATGATAATTCACTTGCCGAAGAATTTGACACATCATTGGCTAACAGCTACTTAAAAAAGTTTCAGTTAAAATGAAAAAAATCTACTACGAAAAAGTTGGGCGTAGGTATAAACCCGTTGCTGAGTATGACAATACTTACATGGATAGTTTCCCTAAAGGTAATCATCTTGTTATGTGCTACCCGGGCGGCACAAGCCGTAGGTTCAACATTGATCCTAACTATGCTGCCATGATTGCCGCAGGCCGAGTTGCTGAGGATGCTATTAGTAAAGCAGTAGTTAAAGCTAGCGAAATGCGTCCACATAGAACTCCAATTACAGAAAAACAACGTAAAGCATGGGACAATCTAGTCAAATCATTTGGCGATGAACGTTACTATATTGAAATTCCTAGTGCTAGAGAAATTGCAGAAGAAGGTATTAAGGCCATGATGGAAGAAGCAAATAAATTAATGTCAAATCCATCAGTGAAAAAAGCATATGAGCATTTCCAATTGGTATGTGAACTTACCCGAGAACATAATGAATCGTGAACAAATTATTACCGATATGTGTAACACATATCGACATGATTATGGTCTTGATAAAAATCCCAAGGATCCTCCTTGGGTTGCCGGCATGACCGAATCAGAGCGCAAAGGTTTGTGGGAAACAATGGCGCAAATCTATGACACCAACATTGCACCTAACATGGTTTTGAAAAATGGCAAGTCTAAGTGAATACTTTGAAAAAAATCGTTACAAGCCTAAATATGAATTTATGGCTAGGGTAACCGGCATGCACGGAAAGATTCGCTGGATTGGTAGTGTTGGTAACGATACTGTTATTAGTGAACTACGGGGTCCTGAATTGCATATTCATTTGGATTTACCATTAAAGATTGACGGCAAGTATACACGTGTGTTAGTATGTACACACAAGGGCGTAACACGATTAACTGATTTTGATGACGAACTTTCAACAAAGAAAAAAGAAAAAATATGACTGATAAACCACTAATTGCAAAACCTGTAGTTAAAAATCAATTCTGGATTGTAACTGACGGGGAGGAAAAAGTAGGGAATGTATTGGCAGACGGCTCAGGCTTTGAACTTAAATTGAATGGTAGCAAAACCCATTACAAGAATACAAAGGCTATTGAGCGCATCACTAACATTCGTTTTGAGAATATTTCCAAACTTAAAACCAGCGGCAAAGACCTTCCCTTCAATGAATATCCAACTACTGCAAAGGTATATAATAGCATGTTAGATGTAAAGCGTAAACTTCATTTGTTTACAAAAACAGCAAAGAGCAAGTGTTATTATGCGGCAGGTTGGTATACGGTTAATCAAGGACAGGAAACTAAAGTAGTTTTTTGCCCTAAATACATTTTTATTCAACGATATGGGTATAATGGTCCATATAAATCTAAAGAAGAAGCTGAAAATGTGCTAAATAGTATATGATTATAATAAAACGTTTTATCGACAAAGTTTCGGCTAGTGAAGGTAAAATCAATACAAATGTGATTTTACCAATGGAAGAAGCAAGAATGCTCCGTGACGAAATAGCCAAACTATTGTCAGATAATTACGATTTATTAAACAACAAAAAGGAATCCATTGACAATACGGTAATTCAAGTTGAAGTCAATGGTGGTAAATGGTCATGAGTAGAACACAACCAAAATTGTTATTAGAGATTGTAGATAAAGTTACATATAAATGCGACCAAATTGTGGAAGCCGCCGGCATATGGGCAGTTTTTTATCAAAACCAACCTATCAACTTAAAGTCACAGCATTATCAAGATCCTGACGCTACGCCTAAATATAAAAAAACTAGTTTCAGTAATCCGGGACATGCTAGGAATTTATGTCGTAAACTCAATACGCAATTCAAAACAGACAAATTCACTGTAGTCTTTATGAATCAAGGCGCGTGTGTTTATCCAGATGAGTGACAGAAAATCATTAAAGCAAATAATAACTGAAGCGGTAGCAAAAGAACTACCTGATGAACTATCAGAGGAGCGGAACTCCACAGTAGATAATTTATTGTTTAAATGGTGGCAGACAGGTAGACAAGATGGATTAAGATTAACCGACTACGGTGATCTGGCATTTAGAATGGCCGAAATAGAATTCTACCAATATGATTTAGTTGCCCGGCCGGCTGACACTTATCATACATGGGTAATGGAACTAAACAAGAAAATCAAATGCCCCTACTATATGGGGGTAAATAAAGATGGAAAGAAAAGCAAACCCTTCATTAGATTCTATGATAGCAAAATTGCTATGATGGTTAGTCTATATGGGAATGTCAATGAATACTTAGATTCAATTAAGGTTAAAAAATGACAGAAAAGAAAAGTCCAAATCCATTTATCAACATGGCCAATGAAGCCAAAAAGAACAATATAAAATTACCTAATGCAAAATCAGTGCAACAAAAAGCACCTAAGCCTAGTAAAGGTTTTGGTGGCTCGTCCGTTGTTCGTAGGACAGCAAGGGGCGGTTAAAACCAAATTCCCTCAAAACGCATTCGTCTGATAGTAACGAGGTATGTGCTACAAATAGCGTATGCCCTTACTTTAACCATAGTTAATAAACTGCGGTCATTAATCTCTGGCAAGTACATAACACTATTTAGATTGATGGGAACTGTACCCGGAGTAATCAATTTACCGTTACTAGCAGTAGCATACGGTGGAGGCGGCGTTGATGCATCAAAATGAAAATAGTTTGGATATAATTTAGAAGGTTGTGTCGCAATCCAAGTTTGCATATCAGTGTTTTTAGCATTAATCCAAAATCTATTGCCTTGTATATATTTTTCAGTTACTTCAATAGTGGGCTGGTTATTACCTACATATAACTTATTGTCTATTCTCCAAACATCAATATTGCAAGAAAACCCAGCGGAAAGTGCTTTACCTATTTGTTTGGGTGTATTGGCATCTTCATAATCTGTGCCGTTAAAGATTCCTTGATAAGATATATAAAACATATTGTATTTAGTAAAACGGGTAAGAACTTGTCAACGAATTTTGGGGCTACCGCGTTATATATATGTAGACACAAAATTGTTGTTCTACTTTCATTAACATAAAAGGAAACTAAATGAAAACATTAGCAATCGCCATTATCGCATCTTTGTCAGTAGCAACAGCATTTGCTCAGACTACAGCCCCTGTTACAAAGCCAGCAACAGCAACAGCAACCGCACCAGTAACTGCAACACCTGCTTCAACCACAACTGCACCTGCTAAAGCAGAAGCTCCTAAGACTGAAATGAAGTTGGCTAAGAAAAAAGAGGATAAAAAAGTGGATGCCACTAAAAGCCCTGCCAAAACAGAAGCGACACCTGCAACAACTGCTCCTAAGGCAGACGCCAAGCCATCTAAGTAAATTAGAGGATGACGATAGTTCCGATGTAGCCGAACTAGACTATCATCGGGGCTATAGTAGGCCTAAATTAATCAACACTAATCTATGGGATGATGACACTGAATTACCAGATCACATCCTAGATAGATTAGCCAAAATTAGAGAACTGGCTCTACAAAAACACAAAGAATTACGGGGATAATACCCTGTTTTTCTTTTATAGACAAATATTTTGTGTTATTATTATAGTATAAATATTTACAGAGTTAGTACTCTCTATAAAAAGTCACACACTTAAACACACACATAGGAGATATAAAATGTTTAACACAGCAACATACGCCTTTATCGACGGCGTTTCAGACTTCAAAAAGAAATTTATCGAAGAAACCGTACAACATGACGGTATCAAGACAGCATTAAACAACTTTGTTGATGCACAAACAAAATATACCAAATCAGCCGCAGATGCAGGAATGCAATCAATGATGGCTTTGGGTATAATTTTCACAAGCAAAGAATTCTACACAGAAATGGGAGACCAGTTCAAAGCAATGGTCCCATCTTTTAATACAAATAAAACTAAGGCTAAATAATCATGTTTAGTGTTTTATTAACAATTGGCGCACTAGCTATGGTTGGTATTGTTGTACCATTAATTTCTATGGCAACTAAATCACAATCAACATATGGTTCTGATTTAGAACAATATATCACTAGTCGCAATCCACAAGACACGGCTGATGTAGAGCGTATAGCCAGAGACTATCATTTGTCATCTAGTAAGAGGTATCTATGAACAAAATTAAAGAATTCTTCCTAGGTCTATTAGAATCTATTCAATCTTATAAAAAGTACAAAGCAAGTAAATTGCAATGATGCAGATTCATCACACCAACATATATAAAATTAACGATTATAGTCGCCACTTAAAGGCGTTGTCCCCTGAGGATAAAATCTCACGGTTTGGTTATCCAGCAAGCGATTATTCTATTGATCAATTAATTTTGAATATGTGTTATCATCCTCACGACCATGAACTGTGGTATGCAAGAGATGATGGCGAGCGTGTGGGTTGGGGTCAACTTTCTAAAAACAATGACGATAGTTGGGAACTAGCAGTTTCTATACAACACAATTTTCAGCGTCAGGGCATTGGTAATAAATTGATTAGTGAAATATTAGCATGGGCTAAGTTTCACAAAATTAATGAAGTATATATGCACTGCATAGAAGACAATAGAGTTATACAGCATTTGGCTAATAAAAACGATTTAAGAACTAGGTATAGGGGCGACGGTGAGCGTACAGCAATCATTGAAGTTCCTAGTCCTTCTATTTTAGAAACAAATACACAATTGTTCAAGGAACAAAAAGAAATTTTTGATGAGTTTGGCAAACTACGAAATAGACTTACTAAATTGTGGTCTACACCAATCTTACCGAAATAATATACAGTTACACAAAACTGTAATACAATAAGCACACACAAACACTTTTTAAGGAAAACAAAATGACAGATTTTACACCAAAACTACCCGAAGTTAAATTCAACAAAAATGGCTATGAGTTACGCACCGATATTTTAGCAATGGCTAAGGATATGGTTCAACAAGAATACTCTATGAAGTTTCATGGCTGGGAAATGTCAGCCAAACGTGATGACAAGACTGGTCAATTAGTTAGTACAGTTGCTATGCCAGAGTTTCCAGGCCTAGAAAAGATCCTTGAAACTGCTGAAAAGATGTACGGATTTGTTAATCAAAGTACTACAGTTAAAAAGTAATACTTTTAGTTCTAATAAAAGCTCCAATAATTGGGGCTTTTTTTGTGTCCAAAATTTGACATTAAATGGCTAATAGCGTATAATCTATACATAGATTGAAACAAAGGAGTTCGAAATGAAGGTTTTGTACACTAGCCCAGTTTTCAAAAACGCCGATGGCACTGGTCGTCAATTTATGATTCCTGTAAATGCAGTACAAACGTATGCAAAACGTGATGCCGCATTAATTGTAATGCAAGCACTGGGTGGTATCCATGCTACCCTTACACCCGAGTTTGTGGCACATCGTAAGACCATGATGTCCGCAAAGCGCAAGATTGAACGTGAAGGTTGGTTTTGCGAAACAGTGTCAGCCTAAAGGTTGACAATAAATCGGTTTGGGTATATAATAGAATCTTAAACAGTCAAACAACAGGAGTTAAACATGAAAGCATTACAAGCATACATCGACCGTAAGAATCAATGGAACGCAATGTTCAAAGGGCGTCAATACGAAATTAAAACTGTTAAAGGTCGTCAGGAAGTTGCCGACTGTATCGACTGCGATCTTAGCCCTGAGAATTTAACTTGTGATGGTGAACTGCCCCGTAGTCAGGTTCAGGCCCGGTATCGTGCATTGACTGGTGCGGCACGTGATTTGAAAAAGTTGGACCCATCTGTTAAGTTTTACGAATTTGCTTAAGGAGTAGTCATGGCTCGCAATCAGAAACCTGTTCTTAATCTTAATGCCGAGAATGTGTGGGGTGCGGCTTGCATGGCTCAACGAATCAACGGTAGTTATGTTAAGTTGAGCGTGTTGTCTGAATCTGACAACGGTTTAAACAAAATATCCAATCGTCAAATGGTTGAAGGCTTAATGGTTGATGCCAACTTGATTACCGAAGAAGATATGGAGCAAGGCAAAAAGGTTCGTGCCTTCTATCAAGCATATACTTTCAAAATCTTGCAAGGTAAACGCCTTAATGAGTTTGATAATACCGCAATGTTGCTTGCCAATCGTGAAGTTATTGAAAGCAGTTATGATGTTGCAGTTATTGCTAGTTTACCCTCATGTTACGAACGAGGCGTTGAACGCCAATCAGTAGAACAGCGTATCAATTTTGCACGTGGCGGCTACATTGGCACCGTTGGTAATAAAATTCAAGTTGCCAACATCGAGGTATTGAAGTGTGTATATTCAGAAAAGTGGGGAACACATTTTGCTACATGTATTACTAGCGAAGACCAAGTGTTGTTCTTTGCTATTAAAAATAAATTAGAAGTTGGTAAGACAATTTCTATTCAAGGTACTGTCAAAGTACAGAACAACCCTAATACAACTCAACTTAATCGTGTAAAGGTAATCTAAATGTCAAAACTATTAATTGGTTTTATTCTTGGTATTGTTGTTTCAACTGTCGGTTTTAGTGGTATTGCACGAATGCTTGACAACGGTGTTAATAAGGTTAAAGAAGTGTCACAGGAACAGGTGAAGTAAATGGGTCTAGATATGTATGCTTATGTTGCCAGTAGAAAAGGTCAACAAGATGAATTTTATGAAACTGCTGAGTTTGATACAACTACTGATGAGTTTGTAAGTACGACTGTAGGTAAACCACGTGAAATTGCGTACTGGCGCAAACATCCTTCACTTCATGGTTGGATGGAAAAACTTTGGAAGAGCCGGGGTAATACAGGTACATTCAATGGTGTTGAACTTGAATTGACATGGAAAGATGTTGATAATCTCGAACGAGCAGTGACGTACGGGCAACTACCATTCACCGAAGGTTTCTTTTTTGGAAAACCGGCTGATAATGCTTATTATGAAGAAGACCTTAAGTTTTGCGTTAATGCTAAAGCAGAATTGTTTTTGGGTCTCAAAGTGTTTTATAACAGTAGCTGGTGATGTATATCACAAATAAATACGATTCAATCAGACTACCCTATAGTGCAGAACTGCTAGAGTGGCTGATTGAAACATATCCTTACTCAAAATATCAGGTAGTAGAATGAACGAACGAATCAAGCAACTTGCTGAACAGGCTTCTGAAATAGATGGTGATGACCTTCTATATTACCATCCTGTATTTGCTGAAAAGTTCGCCGAGTTGATTGTTCGGGAATGTATCAGTACTGTAGAAGGTATATCACCTGGTTACAAAGATTATCGTGACCAGATTGAAGATGCTTTCCGTAGAGATTGTGTAGCGGAAATTAAACACAAGTTCGGAGTTGAAGAATGAACATATCAAAATACAGTAAACACAAACTCATGAAGACATTTCATCTTTGGAATGTGCCTAAGGATTTTGCGGAACCTTTCTACAACTATCTTGTGTTTGGGTACACACCGGGTAGTTGTTTTTCAAGTGTCCTTGCTAATGATTTTGCAAGCGCAATCTTACATAGTCATCCATTAAACACTGTTGAAGCGTTTAAGTCACTAGTTGGTTGGATGCGTGATACTATGCCAGAAGAAGCATATGGAAGTTATGAAAAAGTCAAGGCGTGGACTAATCTTAACTCGGAACAACGAAGGATTATTTTAGAACAGACTAGTTTAGTCTTTACAAAAGAGGAAGAAGTTTGGAAGATACTAAAAGATGAGTACACAGTTGAACCTCATTTATATTAAGGAATGTTATGGCAATACTATATCGTATCAAACCAGCAGATAAAAAATCAATTGAAGCATTTTATGATGTTTACAGTAAAGATGGTCAAGGTAATATCCGTAGTTGGAGTGTTACTGAACTATATCGTTGGGGTCAAGGGTTCGTTGAGGATGAGTCGGATCTCCCTTACATTGATGACAAAGAACATACAGTGGATCCTAGTTTGGGTTGGGGTTGTGAACTTGAAGACCTTTGCGCAGTAGATTTTGAATTCGATGAATCCTTTACTGAAGAGGAAAAGGCCGAGATTGAACAATCATGGGACGATGGTGGCGCAGGATGGTTATATGACGGAGAACATGATTGGCTAGTTGACTACGATAGTGTTACTATTTACGGACCTTTTACAGTTGACAAAATTGACGAGGACGTGTATAATTCAAGCATTGAAACAGTAGAACTTAAACAGCGTCCACCATTTGAAGCAACAATAGCGTGGCCATTCTCAGGATAAAAAAATGTCAGCATCGTGGGTAAGAAAATTAAATGAATCAGATAGCCGCCTGCATAAGGAAGATGTTATCAAACAAGCACTAGAAGCAAGTGTCCTCGGTAGCACAAACAGTCAAGTGTTTTTGGGTTTTCTCAAAGCCTGCTATAATCCATACGTGACATTTGGTGTCAAACAGATTACTGATACAGTAGGTATCACTGATGCAGAAAATCCCTGGACTGAATTCAATGAACTACTGCTACAACTTAGTCAACGTAGATTGACAGGTCATGCCGCACGTGATGCTATTCAAGAAATGGCAGAGCGTTTTGACAGTGAAGAATGGAATACATTCTGTGCTCCTGTATTGCGTAGAGACATGCGGGCAGGCATTAGTGATAAAACAATCAACAAAATTTGTAAAGGTACTGATTACGAGATTCCAATCTTTGGTTGTCAACTTGCAACTAACAGTGAAGGTCGTCCTGAAATGAAGGGCACTAAGCGCCTTGAGCCTAAATTAGATGGTGTTCGTGCATTGTTCATGGTTATTCCTAGTGATGACGGAGAAATTACTGTCATTTGTTTTAGTCGCAACGGCAAACAGTTTGACAACTTTGGTCACATCGAAGAACAGATTCGCAACAACTTTTTGACATTGGTTCGTGCATGTGCAGGGGTAGATCAAGGTCGTAGTCTTATGGAAGGTTTTGTATTAGATGGTGAGGTAATCGGCAATACATTCCAAGAACTGATGCGACAGGCGCGCCGCAAGAGTGATGTGCAAGCCGATGACAGTGTGTTTAATATCTTTGATGTTATCCCACTACAAGACTTTAGGCGTGGTCACTGGAATGCTCAACTGCGTAGGCGAATTGCACTGCTTGATAACATGCGTCCTGTGATTCACAATATGCCTAATGTTGAACTATTGCCGCACATTATGGTTGACCTTGACACCGCTGCCGGCAAGGATCAATTCAATCGGTATTGCAAAGATATGGTTGCTGACGGATTTGAAGGTGTAATGGTAAAAGCAACTGATGCACCTTATGAATGTAAACGAAGTACCTCGTGGATGAAATATAAACCCGTCTATGATTATGATTTGACAGTTATTGGTGTTGAAGAAGGTACTGGCAAGAATATTGGTCGTATGGGCGCCCTTGTTTGCGAGGGTGTTGACGATGGTAAGCATATAACAGTCAATGTTGGTTCAGGTTATACGGATGAAGAACGGCAAGCATATTGGGATGACAAAAATAGTGTTATTGGTCAGACTGCTGTCGTTTTAGCGGACGCCATAACCCGAAACCAAGATGGTAGTTATTCATTGCGATTCCCGAGATTCAAAACATTCAGAGAAGATAAATAAACCATCATAATACCCTCAAAGGCATAAATATATGTACGGAGGTATTATGAAACATACTTGTGAATATGGGTGTAGTGGTGAAGGTTTTTTCTTTAATGAGAAGTCAAAGAAATGGTGTTGTTTAGAGAGTGTCAAAAAATGTCCAGGTGTTCAGGAAAAGAAAAAACAGACTTTGTTAAAGAAGTACGGCGTTACTAATGTAAGTCAAATGAGCGATGTCCAAGAACGGAAGAAAAAGACCTGGATAGAAAAATACGGCGTTGATAACCCATCTAAAGCACCGGCAATAGCACAAAAAATAAAAGACAAATGGGAAATCATTGATGCTAAACGAAAAGTGACAATGGTTGACAAATATGGCGTAGACAGTTATAATAAGACTTCTGAGTTTTCAGAAAGAAGAAAAGTGACTTGGACTGAAAAATATGGTGTTGACAATCCCACAAAGAATGTTGACATTTTTCATAAGGCGTTTGTATCTAGGGCAAAGTCAGAGTATTCGACCAAAACAATGACATTAGCAAGTGGTAAAACAATTAGGTATCAAGGGTTTGAAAATCTAGTAATTGAAGATTTGTTGAAAGCAGGTATACACGAAGATGATATAATAACAGGTCCTGGTAATGTTCCTCACATTCAATATGAATTTGAAGGAAAAATTTGTAGATATTACCCTGACATATATCTTCCTAAACTTAATCAAATAATTGAAGTGAAGTCGTTATACACCTGGACCAAATACAAACAAAAGAACTTAGCGAAATACAAAGCAACAAAAGAAGCAGGGTTTAAGGTAAACATTGTCATCAAACGAAAGAATGGAAAATGAACGAACGAATTAATGAACTTGAAGCACAGTGCTGGGAAGCACGACAGTACGGTCCTCCTTGGTTTAATTCTAAAAAGTTCGCCGAGTTGATTGTTCGGGAATGTGTTAGATATTTCAATGAAGATTATGTTAGAGACTTCAATGTTCTTTGGCGAGAGGATTTATCTAAGGGAATGAAAGAACATTTCGGAGTTGAAGAATGATTCAATATACAGCAGATAGCGAACCACATATCAAATGGAATCACATTGATGGACCGTTGTTGATTTGCCGTGATGGAACACCGCATTGGTTGACTATGCGAGAACGACTTTGGTTGAGAATGGGATTTACCAACATTAACCAGTTGGATGAAAAATATTGTCTAGAACCACAAAAGGGATAAGGTATGAACGAACGAATTCGAGAACTTGCTGACGAGGCTGGTTCAACACATAAACAAAATCTAGGCGTGTATCAATTCTACACTGACGAATTAGAAAAGTTCGCCGAGTTGATTGTGCAGGAATTTATTGGCATTTTGAAAACAGAAATTGAACTAGTTGAAGGATATAAATCTACAGCCTGTAATGATTTTGATGTTGCATGGCACGAAGGTAAGATTTTACACTTTACCAAATTGGTAGAAAAAAGTAAAAAACATTTTGGAGTTAAATAAATGCCTAGTCTAGCTGAATATTTCAAGCTACACCGATATCAATCAAAATACGATATCGGTGACCGCGTTTTTGGCAAATGGAATAAAATTCCTTTTGTTGGTACTGTCGGCAACGACACATTGGTTAATGAGACCGAGGGCCCTCGTATTAGTGTGCATTTAGATTTGCCAATTAAGTTTGAAAATACAATATACAATGTTATAATTGTTAAACACAAAGATGTGAAATATTTTAAATAAGGAAATTACCATGGTAACAATCGTAAAACATGAATGGCATCAACATGATCGCCAATATGCTATTGAACTTGATGAAGCACTATTAAGTGAAATCTACCCTGATTTGGATGAGGATGAGATTGCAAAAAAACTCACAGACATTCAATCAGGTGAAGTTGATTACGAAGAAGTTATCAATGATGCACATGAAAATGATGTAGAGATTGAATGGGAATTTCAATATGATGACTGCTGGACTGACCGTAAAGGTGGATATGATGTTACCTATGAACTAGGTGATGAGTCAAGTTGGTACAATGTAGGGGAACCAGTTAATGAGGCTGATTTGGAAGCAGACCTTGAAGAACTTAAAAGAGAGTTTGAAACATTGTCAACTGAAGATAAAACTTCTACACACTGGCCTACTCCAGATAGCGATTTTGTAGAAACTGCTAAATGGCCCTTTGCAAACGATGATGACGATGATGGCTCATTAAAAGAAAGTTATCCCGAAGATACCTATACAATTCGTATCTGGGGTCGTACACGTGAGATTGGTGTACATAAGATTAAGAAGGCACAATACGAACATTGGAGTAGTGAAGAACACGAAGATGATTTGAGTGATGCCCTTAACGAAAACTATGATTACGAAGAAAATGGTACTCCTAAAGCCGCACAGTTTGACTTGCCTTACTATGAGTATCAGGGTAAACATTCATTTTGGGGCTTTGACCAAGATGATACTCACATGACTATTGAGAATAGCGAAGGTGAAACTATCTATGAAGGTGATTTGGAATCATTCTTTGGTGAAGCACACGGGGAAGAAGATAGTCTTTATGATGCTACAGAAGAAGTAGAAGAATTATATCCAGAACATTTGGGTAAGGGCTATTGGTTGATGTGGACACAAGGTGGCAAAGGTTCTTGTATTCAAACAAGTATTGAGGGTGTATTTGAACCTAAGAAACTTAAAGCACTCAACTGGGACATTGAAGGCACAAGTGTAGTCACACGATTAGTATACGACGGTGAAGAACTAAGTGATGAAGGTATGGACAGTGAACATGATAACTGGCGTGGACAGTGGTCACGGTTTGATATATACCATAATACAAAATAAGATTAATCATGTATAAAACAATTTACACCGAAGTTGAAGTTGAAGTTGACTTGTCAGATTTTGACACTGATGACTTAATTGAAGAATTAGAAAGCCGAGGTGCAGGAGTTGAACCGGGGTTCGGTGATGGCAAAGAGATCCTGCAGATTATCTATGAAAAGCGTAGACTTGGGCAGGACTATCAACTTGACCTGGATCGGCTGATTTGGATGGGTATTGGCAAAGTACTATGATGACGGAAGAAATGCAACGATGTGTGGGTAAGACCTACACATTCGAAGATGGTAATAGTATTACTGTCGTTCAAATTAAACGCCGTGATGAAGAACAATACTGGGTTACGTATTCAACAAATACGGGCCCAGGAGTTCCTGCCAAGTTCGTATTAGAATGGAATCAGTTTCACGAACATTATGGTCACCTATTCCCATAATATGTAGTTTAGTCAAGTAGAATTGCCAGACAATTCGCATAAATAAAAGTGACAAATGATATACGGATACTTTACCCTATTAGTGGCACTAATCATTAGTTCAATTGCCGAATACTACAGTATTATTGGACTAACAGCAATTTTTTCATCGGCTTTCTGGCCCATTGTAATTATGGGTGCGGCATTAGGTGTTGGTAAAATAACCGCGGCTGTATGGCTAAAACTAAATTGGCACCGTGCTTCATGGGTATACAAGATGTACCTAGTTCCCGCTGTTGCTATCCTTATGCTTTTAACCAGTATTGGATGTTTTGGATATCTTAGTAAAGCACACAGTGACTCTGGTTTAGTATCCGGTGATGTACAAGCAAAGATTGCAGTATATGATGAAAAAATCAAAACCGAAAAAGAGAATATTGAAGCAAACCGTAAGGCACTTAAACAGATGGATGAGGGAGTGGATCAAGTATTGGGTCGCTCAACAACAGAAACGGGTGCTGAAAGAGCAGTGGCTATGCGTAAGTCCCAGCAGAAAGAACGTAGTCGCATTCAAAATGAAATATCACAGTCGCAAAAGTCTATCGCGGAACTCAATGAGGCCCGTGCGCCTATTGCCGCCGAGATACGTAACGTTGAAGCCGAAGTTGGACCATTAAAATATATTGCGGCATTGGTATACGGTGATAACCCAGATGCCGATATATTAGACAAAGCAGTACGACTTGTTATCATTATTATTGTGGCAGTGTTTGACCCACTTGCACTTGTATTGATCTTGGCGGCTCAACAAAGTATTCGATGGGCTAGAGAAGAAAAAGAAAGTAAAGTCTTGGCATCATCAGACATTGTGGCTGATGCAGTAGAAAAACCAATACAAGAACAAGAGGAAATTGTAGATTCTAAGTATGAACCAGATGATGGGACATTAACGGAAGAACAAATCTCACAGATAAAAGAATCTGTTACAGATGACGTATCAGACAGTGAATTGATTACTAAATCAGAATTGTTACCAGAAGAACCAATAAACTGCTATCAATGTGGTACAGAATTGTTAAATGCACCCGGTATAGGTAATTTCTGCCCTAACACAGAGTGCGTTATACTGGATAATACCAACGGCGTAGAATGGATATTCGTAGAGCCAGATGACAAAATTAAAACTGCTGAACCAGAAAAGTCTATATTAGAACAACATCCTTATTTGAATAACGGGTTCTCTCATTTTGAAAACTTACAACCAGTAGTATACAAATCTGAAACAGACCCTATTTCGGAATCAACTGTAATAAATGAACAACTGGAACTCACATTGGATGAACCATTTAATGATGAAATTACTGCTGACACAGAAATTAAAATTGAAGACATTCACGCCATGGAAGTGAAACAAGACTTACCTTATAGGGAATTGCCCGGAGGATATGTTTCATTTGAGGGTAAGCATATGAACAAAGATGCATTATTTAGTATGCATCCTGAATTTTTAAGATTATCGGCTGATGCTAATAAACCCGTTAATAGTAGTTTTGGAACTAAATTTCCGGATGTGGCTGATAAGGGTGATATATTCACTAGGGTAGACGTTTTACCAAATAAGGTTTACAAATTTGATGGTGGTAATTGGATAAACATCAATAAGGAAACATCCAATACATACCTTTATAACACCAAATACCTTGAATACTTAATAGAAGTACTTGAAAAGGGTGAGTACGACCCTGAATTACTATCCGAAAACGAAAAATCTCAGATAGAAGATTACCTAAAAATTAACAAAATCAACCAAAATCGTTGACAAATAATTAAAGATAGTGTATAATAAGTCTATCTTTAACTACCTTATAAGGTCAATATGAAATTCAAACTTTTAGCGATCTCAGTAGCATTAGTGTTGGCTGGATGTTCGTCAACTAACAAAAATGCAAGTGTGGAGTCTGCTCCAATCACTGCTATCAATGCACAAAAACTTACTTCAAGCTTTAAACGACAGGGTATTAAAATTGAATGGTCATGTGCTTGGGGAACAGGCATGTTTGGCATGACCGACGCAATGTGTGTCAAGGGTAATATTCAATCAATTGAAGTTACAGGATATGCAAACAGTTTTGGCAATAGCGAGGCATTGCGTGAACGAGCGTTTATTGCCGCAGAAATGGATGCTAAAGCACGATTAATTCGTTTTATGAATGAGGGCGTTAGTTCTAGTAACTTTGCCAATACTATTACCAAGAATGTAGAGAAAGCTCAAGACCGTATTAAGAATCGTATTAGTGCTGACGAAGTAGTTGAAATGAGTGATCAAGATGCATCAAAGGATACTAACTTTGCAGTGCGTGAGAATAATAATGAAGTTGTACGTACACTGAGTGAGAGCATTCGTAACAATGCAGAAGGCAAATTGCGTGGGGCAATGCTCAAAGAAGCCGATATTGTAGATAGACAAACTGTACGTGCAGTTATTCGTTGGGATCAAAACAATGAGCGAGCCGCATCATATATGCGTAAGCGTTTCGGCAATTGATGAGATACCTAATTGTATTACTAAGCCTGTTTTGTAATGTTGTATTAGCACAATCCATTCGTGTAGAAGGCGTTGGAAGTACACTACAGCAGGCTAAAGACAACGCATTTAAAACTGCGGTAGAATTACAAATTGGTTCCGTTCTAGTTAATGAACAGGAGTCGAAAGATAATAAACTTATCCGTAATGACATTATTAATTATAGTGCCGGTTATGTTGATAATTATAAAATTATTAACACCAACACATACAATAATAATGTAGTTATCATTGTAGATGTATGGGTTTCGTCTAGTAAAATTGCAAACAGAATTTTAGGTACTAGTACTAATCCTAAAATCTTTGACAATCAAACTCATAGTACCCGATACGAAACTTTTATACAATCAAAAAATAATGGTGATAGATTATTGCGTTCTGTATTGAATGACTATCCAAAAAAAGCATTCATAGTTGAACAAGGTCAACATACATTCGGTGTTGATACCAATCGTAATATCTTCATTGAAGTACCATTTAAGTTTTACTGGAACTATAATTATATTGAATCATTGAATGAAACATTATCCTTGTTAGAAGATGGCAGTAATGGATTTCTTAAGACAAGTCCTGGAAATATTATAGTGATGGCAAAGAATCCTAAAGATTATGTTCTTGGAAAAAAGAATCATTATAAATTTAATGATGTAGTAACCATGAACTATGTTACTAATCGGTTCGTAGAACATACGCCTAGAATACAATTAACAATAACCGATCAAAATAATAATATTTTTTACAAGCAATGTTATTTACCAGAATCATTTACGGGAAGAAAACCCGGTGTGTATTCTACAGGGGATATTCTTACAATTTATGGTAATCAAATAGAAACCAATGTGATAAGAATTCGTCCATCAAACACTAGTGATGCACTAAAATCAATAGAACGAATTGAACTAAATGTTGTGGGACATGAAAGTTGTAAGTGAATAACAAAACAGATAAGTAGAACTATGTCAACAGAAACTAAATTAAATCATTGCACCTTTTGCAGTAAACACAAAGATAAAGTTAAAAAACTAATTGTCAGCGAAGATGTGGCAATTTGTAATGAGTGTGTGGACTTATGTGGTAAATTAATGACTGACGATGAGATTGTTAAGTTAGACTCCAAAGCACATACTTCCTCATACGACCCTGAATCAATCAAAGAATTCTTAGACCAGCATATTATTGGTCAAGATAGTGCTAAAAGTGTATTGAGCGTAGCTATTGCTAATCACTATAAACGTATTAACAAACCACCAAAAGACTTAGAAATCTCTAAGGGTAATGTATTATTGATTGGTCCTACCGGCAGTGGTAAAACATTGCTTGCCAAGACCGTAGCAAAATACTTAGAAGTCCCCTTTGTTGTTGCAGATGCTACGAGTATCACTGAAGCAGGTTATGTAGGTGATGATGTTGAATCAATGATTAATATGCTGGTCAATGCCGCCGGCGGCGATCCTAAACTAGCAGAGCGTGGCATTGTATTCGTTGACGAGATTGATAAAATTGCCCGTCGAGGTGAGAGTGCTAGTATCACACGTGATGTGTCAGGTGAGGGCGTTCAACAAGCACTACTTAAATTAGTTGAGGGTACGGTATGTCGTATCCCGGCAAGTGGTGGGCGCAAACACCCCGGCGGCGATATGCTTGAGATTAATACAAAAGACATTCTGTTCATTGCAGGTGGTGCGTTTGTTGGATTAAAAGAAATTATCAACAACCGTGAGAATGGTACAAGCATTGGCTTTGGTGCAGAAATTAAAGACAATCATAAAGAGTCAGCATTGACTAATGTATCTCCCGATGACTTAGTGCGATTTGGTATGATTCCTGAATTCATCGGACGTTTCACTACTACAGTAAGTGTAAGTGATTTGACTAAAGAAGAACTTCTTAAGGTTCTTACAGAAGTTAAGAACAACTACATTGACCAATATAAGTATTTGCTCAGTTTAGATGATATTGTGTTAGATTTCGATGATGGCGCACTGGATCAGTTAGCAGAAAATTGTCTAAGGTTAAAAACTGGTGCACGAGGACTTCATACCGAAATTGAAAGAACATTGATGCCACATATGTTTAACACTAAAAAGTATCGTGAAAATAATGTTACTGAGATAAATATAAATAGAGATTTAGTTTTGGAGCCAAAATCGTTAATATGAGTGGTAGAAAAGTATTATTGCAAGACGGCAACCTAGAAAAAGCATTAAGAAAATTTAAAAAGAAAATTGCTGATTCCGGGTTACTGCAGGAAGTGCGTGACAGACAACAGTTTGTCAAGCCCACTGTCCAGCGCAAACTTGCAAAAAGCCAGGCAAAAAGACGCTGGCAGAAATACTTACGTGATCAAAGTCTCCCCAAAAAAGAATATTGATTTACAAAATAATATATTTTTTTGCGTTTTCTGATATAATAAATAGTATTGAGCGCCGATAGTCGGGCTCACACAGTCATAACTTGCTTATAGGAGAAAAAAATGACAAACAATACACTAACCCTTCGTTCCCTAGACATTCCGTCTATTCATAAATTTGCAGTAGGATTCGACAACATGTTTGACGATCTATTGCGAACATCTCAAGCTAACACAAACTATCCTCCATACAACATTGTCAAACACGGTGATGACAATTTTGCTATTGAATTAGCTGTTGCTGGCTTCAAAGATGGTGAAATTAACATCCAAGTTGAGCGCAATCAACTTACTGTTAAGGGCGAACAAGCCGTCGATTTAGATAATCAAATTGAATATCTACATCGTGGAATCTCAGCACGAAGTTTCGCACGAACATGGACATTAGCTGACCATGTTGAAGTTGCAGGAGCCAAGTCTGAAAATGGTATTTTGACTATCAGTTTAGAACGTAAAGTTCCTGAAGAACAAAAGCCCAAGTCTATTGCAATTACTTACACTAAGTAATATAATAGAACTTCAATAAATAAGTGTGCGGGGTAACTCGCACACCTCAACAAAGAAAATTATGTCTAAAACTGATACTAAAATTAAAATCAAACCTAATCTTGCTCTGACAGAGCCTCCATTGTATAAAATCATTTATATCAATGATGAAGTAACCAGCATGAATTTTGTAGTAAACAGTTTGATTAGTTATTTTAATTATAACGAGGATACTGCTACATCACTAACTCATAATATTCATAATCAGGGCAGTGCAATTGTTGCTGTGTTGCCATATGAAATTGCCGAACAAAAGGGCATTGAAGTTACATTAGACGCACGTAGTCAAGGTTTCCCACTACAAATCAAAGTAGAAGCAGAAGCTTAAATCTCTATATCTATGCGCTTAGGCCAATAAGGTTCTTTGCCGAAACAAGAATTATTGATATAATTAATATTGTCTATAGTTGTATCAACATTTTTATGATAACTCCCATAAATCCAATGACTTACTTTGCCTTCAGTGTCGCTAAGTAATGTGTCTTTTAACGCAAAATATTCTGATATATTGTGCGGCTCTTCACCAAAAAACAATTCGGGACTAGGTGCCGAATGTGTTACTATCATTATTTTCTTTACATCTAAGTGTAGTTGAAGTTTTTGTAAACTATTTTTTAGATATTGAATATTTTCTGTGTGTTGAGCATGTAGGTGTATTTTTTCTAAGTCAGAAGTTAAATCTATTTTATTTACATACCAACCATTACATCCTAATATTGCAATGCCGTTGATGACAACAACATGATTATGTAAGTATGCAACATTTTTCATAGTCTTGCACAACTTGTTTAATTCATCATGGCGATGTTTTACAAAGTGCATGGATTCATGTTCAGATGAACCGTCAATGTAAAACACACCCTGATAAAACCGACTAATATGAAGTAGTGTTTGATGTACGACTCGCAAATCATTACTGATATTGCCAGCTATAATTAGGTACAAGCTGGTTGCTTTGCCTTCCCATGCAAAGTCATCTTCAGCGTCTATATTTAGATCGCTGATTATATCAAACCCTATATTCATTAAATTTAAGCTGTTGGTTTAGCTTTTGTAGCTCTTGGCTTAGCCGGGGCCTTTGCTTTAGCTGGAGCTGTAGCTTTAGCCGGGGCCTTTGCTTTAGCTGGAGCTTTTGGCTTAGTAACACGAGCCGCAGGCTTTGTTTCAGTAACCACGGGTGCGGTTTCTTCTACTACCAATGGGATCGGTGTGGTGGCAGCTGGTTCAGGTACTTTGTATGGTGCAGACGGTGCCGCCTCTACTGGTTTAGCTGAAAAGCCTAACAAACGTTTGATAAAGTCTATCATTTCTATCTCCTAAAAATATATTTAACTCCTTTTTTAAATCTATATATTTTTTTAAAAATTTTAAACTAAATACAGTATGTTCAACAAAACTACTATTGCAGAACTTATGCGAGAGGAATTACCTCCAATCACATATCAAAAACGACTGTGCTATAGAACTAGCCAAGCCGAAGTAATAGCATTGTACAAAATGTTGAACAAAACTATTTTTAACAACAAGTTAATAATGCCCGAAATAGAAGTCATGCCTCGTTGTAGGAAATATTGGGGGATGTGTTTTGGTTCTATCGAAATGCCCACAAAGACTAAAAGTTTTTGCAAAATACGAGTGATGGATAAATGGTATTGCAGGCAATGGCTAATTTCTATATTAGCGCATGAAATGTGCCATCAATATCAATGGGACATTCAAGGATTACAACGACTTAATAAAGGCAAACAACCTATCATGAGCCATGGTCCTAGTTTTTTTGTGTTTAGAGATAAGTTAGCAAAACATGGAATTTCATTAAAAAGCGCACATAGTCGCAAACGATGGTTTAAACATCAAAACTTATTTAAGTGTTGACTCTGATAAATACTCTATAGGTATATTATTATGAGAGCAACAGAATTTTTAACAGAATCACCACTAACCCCTGGAACTTTGTTTGATCCTCGACACTTAAAGTGGAGACCACAAAACTTCCTTCAGAAATTAAAAGATGGTACGCCTTTTGTCGATAAAGCAGGTAATCAATATTATCCAGATAAGGGTGAATACGAGCGTTTGGCTCCTACTATTAAAGGCGTATTAAATCGTTTAGAGTTTGAACCAAATGCACCTTTACCAAGTATCTTTGTCAATATGAAAGATGTTGGCCCTGTATCAGTAAGTAAATTAGAAAAAGCTGACTTACAAACAGCAAAAGGTCAAGCTACAAGTGATGTTAATGTACAACCATTGGGTATTGGCATTACTGCTGATCCTATTAACAAGCCCGGAACTAAGCCAAAAGATAAGATAGTGTTGACTACTGATGAGGAAATTAAAAAAGCATTAGATAAACATCAAGAAATCAAGGCAGGCAATTTGTATGATGTTATTATGTCAAATAAAGTACTTGACTCGGCCGGCGAATTAGGTAAAGCAATTAAACAAGCTGCCACTGATATGAACAATGGCCAAGAGCCAATTATTAAACAATACGATGAATCAATGCAAAGAAAAATAGCCATTGATGCAGGTGAATACTTGGGTGTATTAGCAATGGTTAAAGACATTGCAGACTTCCCTAAAAAGGCTGCATTTTTAAACTTCTTAAAATCACCTGATTTTAGCAATTTATCTCTTATTTTCCCCGGAGAACAAAACTCACCGCTAGGCGATAGTTATGGTGTGCAAAATGCAGAAACTGGCCACAATATTATTATCAGTAGCAAAGGTGGAAAAGGAAGTACTGCTACAGGTGCCGCGCCAAGTCTTGGTGGACTAAGAGCTTCTATAGAAAAGCGTAAGTCTAAGATTAGAAGAGGAAATGGTCTTGATTTTATTAATCATATAATTGAAGTTAGCCCAACTTCTGCACAAGGTTTTGCCGGTATAAATTGGATTGCAAATAACTATCCAGAAGCTGTGCCAGAAAAATATAGAAAATTAGTACCCTTCACTAGTGAAGATGTTAAGCAAGTATTGAACAATATTAGAACAAAGAACACATCACCTATTCCAAAAAAGTTTTTACCATTAATCAGTGCTCCCAGTATACAAGCAAGTAAAGGTGCCGATGGCGGCAAACTAGTATATGTAGTAACTAAAGATTTAGTAGACACTATCAATTCTGGTATTATTAAAAACTTTAGAACAACTGTGTTAGAATTACTAGATGAGAACTTTGTTCAAATCTTTGCCCGTATCATTGGTGGCAAATTAACTACCAAAGTATTATGGCCGGGTAAGGTTGATGGTAATGTAGCACTGCATACAAAAATTTCACCAGGCGAGCCCGGTAAAGCTGGATTAAGTTTCAAGGTTACCGATTAATACCAAAATCAATTGACATTACATAAACTTCCTGTATAATAGTATTATTTTACTAAAGGAAGTTTATGAGTTTAGTCCCAATCGTCATCGAACAAACCGCTAAAGGTGAGCGCAGTTATGATATCTACAGCCGTCTATTGCGTGACCGTGTTATTTTGCTTGAGGGTGAAGTACATGATCAAATGGCAAATCTTGTAGTGGCTCAATTGTTGTTTTTGGAATCTGAAGGTGAAAAAGATATTGCAATGTACATCAATAGCCCGGGCGGTAGTGTAACGGCTGGTCTAGCAATTTATGATTGTATGCAATTTATCAAACCAGATGTGCAAACAATTGTTATGGGTCAAGCTTGTAGCATGGGAAGTTTACTTGCAACTGCCGGTGCAATCGGAAAGCGCATGATGTTACCAAATGCCCGTCATATGATTCACCAACCCAGTGGCGGTGCACGTGGTCAAGCTACTGATATGTTAATTCAAGTAGAAGAAATTCTAACAATGAAAAAGAACCTTACTGAAATTTACGTGAAGCATAATAGTGCAGGTAAGACGTTTGAAGAATTGACCCGAGACATGGAGCGTGATAATTTTATGTCAGCGCAACAAGCACTTGAGTATGGCTTAATCGACAGTATCATCGATAAACGCATCTAAACACACTTTACCCATCTATTAGCACAGTATTTACTAATCATAAATACACAATGACTAATAGATGGGTATACCATGGATGATTTAGATCCGCGTAAATTACAAGAACTTTCAGAATCACTCAACGAACTTACTGGTACAGTAAGATATACCGGTGAGGCCATGCAGGCTATGCTGGGCCCGCAGGCTCAGGCAAATAAAAAATTAAAAGAATCAGGTAAGAAACGAGCCGATGCTGAGGAAGCGGCGGCTGCAGCCGCTGCGGCTAAAGCAAGCAGAAGCAAACAAGAAGATTCATCACAAAAGAAGTTATTTGAGGATGAGTTGCGCTTACGCAAGTATAAGATTGATGCAAACGGTAACTTAGTCAAAACAACAACTGAACTTAGTATTGCAAATAAGCAATCATTAGAAACTTTAGATAAGCGTATTGCTAAAGAGCGTGAATTAGCAGAATACGCCAAAGACCCGGTAAAAGCATTTAGAAATGTGTCCGGCAAAGTCAATAGTTTTGACGGCGTCATGGGGGAGATGCAGGAGAAGCTATTTGACATGACCGGTAAAAGTACCGGGATGGCTATGGGATTTACCGCAGCTACCGCGGTTATTAGTGGAGTTTCTAAAGCTGCGTTTGGGATGGCAGATTCGTTGTCCAAAGGTGAGCGGGGTGCAAAAGTTGGTGCTAAGGCTATCAAGGATTTCAACGAGTCCGTAACTACAGCACTATATGGCATCGGTGGTGCCATGATGCTTATTCCTGGTTTAGGTATTGCTAGTAAACTTTTAGGAGCTGCACTTACTGTATTTGCTTTTGCAACAGAAAAGTCTACTAAACTCATTGAAATGGGTGCAGAGTATAACGATACAGTATACAAATCATTCAATAAATTAAGTGAAGTAGGATTAACCACTAGCAAAGGCATGAGTGGTGTTAGTGACACATTAGAAAAGTTAAACTTAACCAGTGCTGAAATGGAGAAGTTTAACACTCTACTAGTGTCTGGATCAAAAGATTTAGCATTATTTGGTGGTACAGCATCTAGTGGTTTAGATAAGTTTGCAGAAGTAGCAAATGGAATTACAGGACTTGAAGGGCCGGCAAAAGAACTTAACAAAAAGTTATTGATGCTTGGTATTTCAAGTGACGAGCAAAGAGAACATACATTAAAGTACATGGCAAATCAGACCCGCATGGGTATGATGCAGGGCAAGCAACAGGGAGATTTAGTTAAAGGTGCTGCTGCCTACATGGAAGAATTAGATAGAATTGCCGCAGTCACTGGTATAGGTCGCAAAGAACAAGAAGATGCACAGAAGCAGGTAATGGCAATCGAAGAATTGCGTGCCGCTATGTATGAAGCTGAACGCAAAGGGGACACTAAACGACAAGCAGAATTAGAAGCTGCAATGAAATATTCTACTCGCTTGATGGCCGAGGGTAGAAAGAAAGAAGCAGCCGGTGTTGCCAAATATTATGCAGCAGGAAAAAATGTAGTTGACGCTGACTCAGCTATGGCAATGCAAAATAGTGCAGGTGCTATTAAAGCTATTAGTGAAGGTAAAACAGGTGAAGTTGTTTATCAGGCTGGTATTGAGAGTGCTAAAGAATCACTAAAACGAACAGCCGGAACTAGAGCGATAGGCGGTGATGTTTCGGGACAAGTTGGTGATTATGTAGCTACAATAGATGCAACTAAACGATCGGAAAAAACTAAACAAGAATTTGAAGATGCTAAAGCTAAGGGAACATTCAAAGGAACAATAGAAGAATATCAAAAGAAAATTCAAGACGAAAAAATAAAGACCAACGATGAAGCTCTAAAGAAAAATGTTGAATTAGCACAGATTCAACAGAAAACCGGACTGACACTGGATCAAGCTGCTAGAGCAATGGATGGCGCCGGCCTTGCAATGGCTTCATCAGTTAAGGCTTTCAATGAAGCTGTAAAATTATTCAGTCAAACTTCTGGTACTGGCGCGGCACAAGGATCTTCAGTAGAAAAATCTAAACAAACAGATACAGCGGCATTGAATAAACAACAAGCCGCAATGGATACTAATACGCAAACCAAATCTGATCCTAATGCTACTGAGAAACAAAAAGCAGACGCACAAAAAGCAGAGGATAATGCTAATAAAGAATCAATGAAGTCAATGGCGGCTAAGAGAGAAGCCTTGCTCAAAGAACAAAATGAGTTGCGTGAGTTAAACAAAAAACAGCGTGGTGCTGGCAAAGAAGTATTTAAGACTATGGAAGACGCACGAAAGGCTGGTGCAGCACCCGCAATGGCATCGGCACCTTCAGCACCAACTATACCTACATCTCAAGCCTCAATAAGAGCGATTGATAATGCATCTGCGGCTGCAGTATCTCCCGTATCTACCGAACCTATTACACCCAAAACAATAGAAACCGGTATAGGTGATTTCAGAATTGCTAATGAGCCAGTACACCCTGATAAGCCACTAAGTGCTGCACAAATGGCTGTAATAGGATCATCAATTAGATCCGGAAATCAATATCCTTCTAGTATCATGGAGAAGTTTAACAAACAGCAGGCTAGTGCGTCTCCCGTAACACCAAACGCATCTGCAAAAGATACTGTTCCAATTAACAAAGCACTTGAAGGTGGAATCTTTAATGGACCGGGTAAAAATTCAGTAGCATTAAACAATAACACCATGTCTGCAAATGATGTACTAACATCGATGAGAGAATCGTTTACTAGTGTGCAGAAAAAATCAGTTGAAAGTGAATTACCAGATTTGACTAAAGTTAGTAATATGTCTACTGCTACCACTAGTGGCACAAGTAAAAAATCAAATTCAATAGAAGTTTTAGAAAGATTTACCGAAATATTGGAACAAAAATTCTCTGACGTAATAGACGCTATTTCAGAAAATAACAACCTCAAAGAAGAAATCCTGTTGTATTCCAAAACTTGACATTAAATCGTTTTGGGCTTATAATACATGTATTGTATTGATAAAAGGAACTGAAATGACTGAATTTGAAAACAAGTGCTATGGTATGTCTGAGTCTGATATCCGTGAACAGTACATGGAAAGTATTACTGCTAAGTGTTCTGGTCTTGAAATGGTTGTGATGGGAATCATGAGTGACTGCCAAGAAATGCTGTCTATGGGCACCGGCCCTCGTTCAGTTGAATACGTTCGTAAACAAATGAACGTTGCCAAGTTCATCCTGTCAGAAATGATGGATCAAAAAGTAGCCTAAATTTGACAATAAATGATTTTGGGTATATAATAGAGTCTTATTCAGTTGAAAGGGATTATATGAATTTCACACAATATATGCTTGATTTTTACGGTCCAAATGGTATCTATCCGTTGGGCTTTAATAGTACCCAAATTAGTCTTGCTACTCAACTTTATAAAGGTCGTCTGGCCGAGGGTGAGGAGTTCTGTGGTGATAGCGTAGACCGTGAACGTGTCCGTGATATCATTTTGGCCGCCCGTGAATCAACGGTTCCCGAATACGCCAAAATTTGACAATAAATGGTTTTGGGTATATAATCATTACATAGACAGTTAACTAAAGGACTACAAAATGGCAAACTACTCAATGTTCACAGATTTTGGTAACGATGCAGTTGAAGCAATTGTGCGTAGTGCAAAAGTACTCAATTTAGACTGGCCCAAAACTCTTGCTGAACTCCGTAGTTTGACTGACCGTTTCCCCGAAGACTTTGGCGAGGCTACGGACACCGCAGTCCGTGAATGTGTCTATACCGCTTTAAATTTTGATACTGAATTCTACATCTAAAAGGTAATACTAAATGACTAAAGTTGAAAAACTCCAGGAACTGTTAGGTTTGCTCAACGAAGCGCAGGACCTGATCGAAGAAATTTATGGTGATGCGGACGAGGCTTTTGATATGTCCACCAACCTTAGCAATGTCATCTCCGACGTGGAAGTTGAAATAGACGTTGAAGACATTAAACTTGACCAAAATTTGACAATAAATGGTGTTTCTGTTACAATAGAATCTAGACAGTAAAGAAAAGGACTTGAAAATGCGTACAAAAACTATCATCGATGGCTTCAAAAATTCTCAAAAATTCCGTGTCATTTTCAAGGGTGACGGTTCCGAAAACGATATTGGTATGTATATGACAATCCAGCAAATGACAGAAATGTTTGCTACTACAACCGCCCGCACCGTTTGCTGGGAGGCTATGATTAAACTGGCTCATATGCGTTATAATGCTAAAGTATTCAATGAGCCCACTCCAGTTGGTCTCGGTGCTACTATTCGTGGCAAACAAGTCCAAGTTGACTTGATATAAGGATTAACAATGACCTATAAATTAAGAGCCATATATATTGCCATCTCAGTATTAATTACTGGATGTGGCGGTGGAGGTGGCACTACTTCGCCATCAGATAATGTTGTTGATACTTCACCGTTTATTAATGATGTTGTTACTTCTACTAGATCATTATTTGACTATAGCATTTATGGGGCTAACAATGCTTATTATCTTAGATCCGGTGAATTGGCAGACTTAAACAATGACGGTAAAAATGAATTTGTTTTATCCGTAACTTCATATCCACAAGTACCCATTCCTTTATCGGTATTAGGCGATCAATCAGGTTCATTGGATTTAACTAATCAATATTTCCCCAATGGTGCACCTACTGTTATGCACTCACCATGGATACATTATGTGGATATTAATGGTGATGGTAAAAAAGATATCATTGCTGCCGAAGCTGGATTAGATGAACCACCCTGGACTGGTTCAAAAATCGGTGTGGCAATAAACAACGGTAATACATTTACCAATATCACTAATCAATTACCTGATAATACATCTAGATCCTATGCAATTGCTGTAGGTAATTTTGATGGCACCGGTGTTACAAAAGTATTATTGCCCGCACAAGCAAGCAATGTAGTTCCGGGCACTTCTATGCTGTTATCATTTACCAACGGGGTTCAAACTTCACCCAACCCTATAAGCACATGGGTAAAGAATAGTTTAGAAAAACAAACATCAATGATTAATAGGGATTTTAATAATGATGGATATGATGATTTATTAATCAGTGGTAATTGGACTGGTAGAAATCATGCCATAGTTTATGGTTCAAAAAATGGTCTAGATATCAATACACTTAATACATTGCCTGCAGGACCATTTGGACAAGGTGGATTTGACTTTCCTAATCTCAGGTCTACCCAGATAATTCACAGTAGTGAGGTAAATTCAATATCAGTTGATTTAAATAATGACGGAAAACCGGATATTTTTTCAGTACATACTCACATAGTATCAACACCTCCGAATAATACAACATCTGAAGATTCTGCCTTTTCAGTATTAATTAATAATGATGGATATAAGTTTTCATTAACTGATCAATCATTATCCAATAACTTTGGTTATAGATATTATTTTAATTTGATTCCATATGATATTAATTCAGATGGTAAAATGGATATTATCGGTCATTATTTTTCTACTAAGGAAGAAAATTGGGGTACAACATTTTTTATAAATGATGGTACTGGTAAATTTACTTTGGTTGAAGGCAAAACTATGTTTCCTCAATTATTGATTAATAATCAAGTGGGTGCAATTATTCCGGTATCTAAAACTGATACTACCTTAACAGGCATTCAATTTGTTCGAAATGGAACTCGGGGTGTCTATCTTGCACAAAAATTCACTACATCCCAATTGAAGAAATTTGCACCTAAAAAGTAACCAAAATTTGACAATAAATCAGTTTGGGTATATAATAGAATCTTAAACAGTTAAATAAAGGACTTAAAAATGGCAACTCGTTCTACAATCGCTCTGGAATTCGCTGATGGTACTATTGGTCAAGTGTACTGTCACTGGGATGGTTACTTGGTTCACAACGGCAAGATCCTGCTTGAGAACTATTCTAACCCCTTCATCTTGCGTGAACTTATTGACCTCGGTGGTTTGTCTAGTTTGCGTACAACAATTGGTACAAAGCATCCCTTTAGTCACTATGATGTTGAAGGTATGACCTCGGATGAATTCTACAAACTGTATGGTAACATGTGTACATTCTATGGTCGTGACCGCGGTGAAGGTCAATCTGATGCAAATTACTTCAAGGACTTTGCAGACTACAGAGCCAATGGTCAATCTGAAGAATACGATTACATTTTGCGAAATGTAAATGGTGTTGCTACATGGTTTGTGTCCGATCATGGTGGTGAGTTTGTTTTGTTGGCAGAAGCATTTGCTAAAGAATTAGAAGCAGAGGTGGCTTAATATGGAAGCAGTAGTAGAAACAACAGTTTGGAATGATAGTAACAATGCTAATCATACATACTTGCTTGACGGAACAAAAATGGTTGCGTACATCAAGGTTGGTTCTACTACTCCTATCTACTTCAAAAAACCGATCACAATTGACAAGCGTGGTCGTAAGTTTGCTCCAGTTAAGCCAAATCCTTTCAAGTTCTTAAAAAAAAAGAGTACAATCATCAAAGTGTCCGGTAGTAAAGGTAATATCTATTCTATCGATACCGAAGACAAAACTTGCACGTGCCCAGGATACGTGTATCGTGGTAGTTGCAAACATATTATGGAGTTGACATGAATGATAAAGAATTGTACACTATTAAGTGGACACAAAACTACCCCGAGTGGGAACGAATGGTTGATAATTACATGGATATGATTCTAAAAGAAAGTCAGTATAAAGAAGCTAATGAACTAATTGACAAAATAAAAAAGTTATGAAAGTAGCATTGGCGTCGGATTTACATTTGGAATTCTCAGACATCACTCTTAAGAACACTGAGGGCGCAGAAGTCCTTATACTCTCAGGTGACATTATGATTGCACAGGATCTACACGATCATCCTGCGGAAAAGGTTCGTGTTGCGGCCATGATTGACAGTCTCACTCGCCGACAAGAAACGGCCCAACGATTCCGTGACTTTTTGAAACATTGCAGTACTGAATTCCCACATGTGGTTTATGTTGCAGGCAACCACGAGTTTTATCATGGTACTTGGAAAGAAAGTCTCACACACTTGCGTGAAGAATGTGGCAAGTTTCCTAATGTTTACTTTTTGGAACGTGATGTTAAGGTAATCAATGAAGTGTCCTTTATTGGTGCTACATTGTGGACTGATTGTAATAAAGGTGATCCACTTACATTACATGCATTGACTGATATGATGAACGACTATCGTGTTATTCGCAATGATGAACTTGAATTCACCAAATTACGTCCTGCACATACAATGTATCGTCACCAACAAACACTTGCATACTTGAAAGCAATACTTCCTGACATGAAGGATCGTAAGGTTGTGTTTGTAGGACATCATGGTCCTTCTGCAATGAGTACTCATCCACGATTTATGAATGAAACACTAATGAACGGTGCTTATCGTAGCGACCTAAGTGAAATGATTTTGGATAACCCGCAAATTGTCCTTTGGACACATGGACATACCCATGACCCATTTGACTACATGATTGGTACAACCAGAGTGGTGTGTAATCCTCGTGGATATAAAGGACACGATCCTCAAGCCGATGTGTTTGAGTTAAAGTTTTTGGATATCTAAGTGAAACAAGGTATCCAGAATGTATTGTTCAATAGTAAAATCTATCGTATAATCTATCTACATTGTGCGAACAATGAAATTTTAAAGGAAAATAAAATGAACGCAACTAAGCAAACAGCCTTGTTGAAGGCACTTCAGAACGGTGAGCAACTTACCGCAAAGCAAATCACTAGCCGTTTCGGTATTGCTAATCCAACAGCAACCGTAAGCGACCTTCGCATCCGCGGTGGTTTTGCTGTTTACGCTAACAAGCGTACAAACAAGCGTGGTGAGACTTTCACTAAGTATCGTTTGGGTACCCCAACCCGTGCAGTTGTAGCCGCAGGTTACAAGGCTATGGCAATGGGTCTAGTTTAATCTTTAATGATTAAACTGAAGGGCATTCGTGCCCTTTTCCTATATCTATCACTTGCATTTAATTCAAAAGTGTGCTATAATAGTGTATACGCAATTTCTATAGGAGCAATCAATGAGTTTCTTTCACAAAGTAATGAACAAGCTAGGTCGGTATCGTTTGATTCCTGATCGTAGAACAGGTAGTGATTATATGCATAGGTACTATCTATTTTTGAAAGATCGTAGTTGGTTCCCCTTTAATGTCACATTGCATAAAATTGTGCGTAGTGATGATCCTATTATGCACGATCATCCCTGGCCCTATCTAACAGTAGTACTTAAAGGCGGTTATTGGGAACATACTCCCGTCTTTGATAACAACGGAAATATGTTTACTGAATTTCAAACTTGGCGAGGTCCCGGTTCTGTTATCAAACGCAGTGCAGGTGATTATCATTGGCTTGAACTTGAAGAAGGTAAATCAGCAACTACATTATTCTTTATGGGACCTCAGCAACGAGATTGGGGTTTTTTAACTAATACCAGATCTGGAAAAAATCGCTGGATTCAATGGGAAACATATTTGAACAACTATAAAGAATATCACAAACAATACATTGAACCTAAAATTTCACAAATGGCAAATAAAAAGAGAGATTAAATGAACGAAGATACAAAAGAGATATTAATTATTCTACAAGAAGAATGTGCAGAAGTTATTGTAGAGGTTAGCAAGTGTTTTAGATTTGGTCCAGATCAAATGATGGCAGGAGTTGACGTTACTAACATTCAACGATTGCAAAAAGAACTTGGTGACTTACAAGCAATGATTGAATTACTAGTTGATAATAAAGTTGGTGTTACTGTTCAAGGTCTTAAAGAGGCTAAGAAAGCTAAATTTGAAAAATTAAAACAATGGTCTAATTTAAAAATTAATAAATAAAAAACTATGTTAGAACTTATATTTATTGGTTTTATATTTTGGGTAGGTTACCAATTTGGTGTGTCTGTTATTGCATATCGTTTGCGGGATTTAATATATAAAGAAGCAAAACGTCGGGGTGTGCTTAAAGAAACAGATCCTGAATTAGAAAAACTAGATGTTGCTCAACTTTTTGTAGAGAAATCAAATAACATTTTATACCTCTTTGAAAGAGATACTGATAATTTTATTTGTCAAGGTTCTACTTTAGAAGAATTGGCTACTCTTGCACAAAAATATAAAAATATCAAATATGCCGCAGTTATGATAGACAAAGAAGTTTATGCGTTTGTTGATGGTATTGTTAAATCCGAAAAAGAAGTATTAAAATGAAAGTTAAAATAGGTTCTTTCCCTAAAAAGGGAAGTCGTAGAAAAATTGATATTCGTATTGATAGGTTTGATACTTGGAGTCTAGATCACACCCTTGCTATGATCATATACCCAGCGTTGATTCAACTTAAAGAAACAAAGCATGGTGTGCCAGGGGAAATCGTAGACAGCGTTGGTGGAGAAGAATGGAATAGTCAACGTAGCTTTGACTTCTATAAAGAATCACACGATGAATCTTGGACTGAGGCTAGTAAAAAATGGGATGAGATACTAGATAAAATGATTTGGGCATTTTATCAACTTTCACATGACGATTACAATGACAAATATCATCATGGTACAAGTGAATATGATTGGATAAAAACTGATAAAACTTTCCCCAATCCAATCACAGGTAAAGTAGAAGAAACTTTTCAAATGGTTGACAAAAATCCCGATGCACATTGGTATGATAGTGAGGGGCATCAGTTACATGAGGAACGTATCCAAGAAGGTCTTGAATTGTTTGGCAAATACTATCGTAGTTTGTGGGATTAATATGTTTGATAAAATGGTAAAACAACTAGACTTACAAACTTTAGGTAAAGGTAAAAAAGATTTTAAAATTACTAGACAAGAGTTTGACAATTTTTGCAAAGAATTTCTATTTGAACAGATTAAAGGTGAACTTAAATTAGGTGAAGCTTTTTGCAAAAAGTATGACGAACCAAACTATGTACTGAGTATCTTACCCGATCATTCAGCAAAAGCACATATTAAAAAATTCTACGTAAGATGAAACAAAAATTTATTGACTATTATATGGACGTTGCGGAACGTACCAGCAAGCTATCTACTGCAATTCGTAGGCAAGTAGGGGCTGTGATTGTAAAAGAGAATCGTATTCTTAGTTATGGTTACAACGGTATGCCAACAGGGTGGACCAACGAATGTGAATATAAAGAATACATGCCCGGAGACAATTGGAATGGACAATTATACCCTCTAGAGGAATATGATCCTATAGTTGAAAGTAATCGCAGGTATAGGTTAGTTACTAAAGATGAGGTCCTTCACGCGGAGATGAACGCCATTTCTAAGGTGTCTGGTAGTACAGAATCTAGCGAGAGTGCTACATTATTTGTAACAACTGCTCCGTGTATTCATTGTGCTAAGGCAATCTTTCAATCAGGTATTAAAAGTATATTTTACCGTGACACATATAAAGATGATGCTGGTATAGAATTCTTAGAAAAGGGCGGCGTGAGTGTCACCAGATACACAGTACAAAACTGAAATAATAATTGGCTACGGTCAATTAAAACCAGTCATTGAATGGTGTACTAGAAACTGTGATAATGATTGGGGGTATGACTGTCTAGTACCCGCCGGACAGGATGGTGGGTTATATGATTTCTATTTTGAAACTGAACCTGATTACATTAATTTTATATTGTGGAAAAAATAATGACAAAACTATATACATTTTACCGTGAAGATAATAATTTTGATGACATACTAAATGATGTAAGTATTAAAAAATTAATCGATGAGAAGATTCATCGGTATCAATGGTTGACGATTGGAATCGAAGACAATGAAAAGAACAATCAAGCCTTTAGTCTACTAACATTAAAATACGGCGATGACATGAGACAAGACTATATTAAAGATTTCAGTCCTGTACCCGGAATCGATTACATTCCTAAACAGGATGCTAGTAAATATAAAAAATTAATAAGCTAGTGCAATCATTTTAGCTTCAGGAATACGAGTCTTTGTATTCTTGCTACCCAATAAAATCACTGTTCGTATACCACGTTCAGTGGTTAACATCATTACGATACAGCCACCGCTCTTATTGATCCATCCGGTTTTACTAACAATAAATCTATGACCATGTCCAACTAAACTATTAGTGTTGTGAAATAGTGCAGTTTTCTTTTTATTAATTGCCATTTTGATAATATCTTTATTACTATCTTCATTTATAATTTGATACTTGCTTGCGGCAATTACAAGTTTAACTAAATCTTCTGCGGTACTAACATTAAACACACTTAATCCAGTGGGTTCAAGATATTTTGTATCATACATTTCCAGCGACTTGGCTTTGTCATTCATTGCATGAATGCATCCGCTTAGTCCTGTTGTATATTTTTGACATAAAATAGTTGCGGCTTGATTATCTGATTTGATTATAGCAAGGCTAATCAGTTCCCTTCTAGATAATTTTTTATTATAAAGTTTAGTAGAAATAACCTCATCTAGATTTTGTTCTGCATCTAACACAACCATAACTGTCATTAGTTTAGTAATACTTGCTATACTGCGAATATCGGTAGTTTTATTACCATCTAATATTTTACCGTTACTATCGGCTACTAACCAAGATTGTGCGGTAAGTGGTACTACTTGTGCATGTGCTCCAAAGTGCAAGAGACATGATAATATAAAAATTCTAAGCATTCTTCTATCCAATCATTGCCTATTATAGGCTTAAAGATTTTTTATTTGGCATAATTTTAAAATGTGTGCCGGATCCAATAACACAGCTTAAATTACCCTTGGTAGCAATAATAGTCCAACTAAGTTTTATTGGATTAATCCAAAAACTCATCGTGGATCCTGCTTCATCAGTCGCTTTTCCTATTATAATAGGTGATTCTTTGTACAATTCTTTTAAAGAACTAAACAACTCAGTTGTAGTATAGCAAGGTGCTTCAAAAGTCACAATCTCTTCGGATACCACAGTTTCTTTGGAATGTATTAATGGAGATGCTAGCGCCATTAATAATATAATAATAGTTTGTTTCATCTGATATTTATAGTGGCAATACCACTAATCATTATTAGCAGATAGTTATCTACATAGTTTTATTAACCCATTTTTTGATAAATATCAATAGTAAAAACATCTTTTACTCAAAAATAATAAAAACAAGGAAAAAAGATGAAAAAGACCATAATAGCACTATCTGTTGTTATTGCCACTGGGAGTATGGCTCAGACCGTTATTAATCAAGGCGGTTATGATTCAAAAAGTCTAGTTGATACTAACAGTACCAGTAATAGCGTAAGCACTATCAATACAAATAACGTTAATAGTGGTACTACCACTACTAATAACAATACCAATTTAACTGGTGGTACAACCAACACTAATAACAACAACAATGTTAATAGTGGTACAATGACCAACAATAATAACAACAATAATGTTATGAGTGGTTCTGTAACCTATACAAATAATAATAACAATGTTAATAGCGGCACTCAAACGTTTAATAATAACAATGTTAATACAGGCACAATGACTAATAACAACAATAATGTCAATGCCAGTACCAGTACAAGTGTCAATACCAACAACAACATCAACACTGGCACAATGACGTACAACAACAACAATGTAAGTACCAGCACATCAACAAATAACAACAACAATGTAAATACCAGTACCAGTGATAATACAAATAGAAATATTAACACCGGTGATATGACCAATCGTAATATTAACACTAGTACAAGCACTAGCACAAATACAAACAACAACGTTAACACAGGTGATATGACTAACCGTAATATTAACAATACTACGGCAACAACTAGTAATACTAACACTAATATCAACAGTGGTACAATGACCAATATTAATCAAAATACCAACAATGGTACAATGACTAATAACAATAATAATACCAGTACGAGTACCAACAACAATGCCAACGTTAATCAAAACATCAACAGCGGTGAGATGACCAATCGTAATATCAACGAATCAAACATTACTCAGCGAGTTATACAGCCGCCACCAACAGCAGTTGCACCTACTATGATGAGCGGTGGTAATGCTGATTTATGTAGTACTGGTACTAGTGGCAGTGTACAAACACAAATCTTTGGTGTCAGTGGCGGCGGTACAGTTCGTGATATGAATTGTGAACGACTAAAGTTATCTAAGACACTATATGACATGGGTATGAAAGTAGCCGCAGTTGCTACTATGTGCCAAGACCGTCGTGTGTTCGATGCTATGTTAGCCGCAGGTACACCTTGCCCATACGAAGGTAAGATTGGTGAACAGGCAAAGGCTGCATGGGAAAGTAATCCGGAAAAACTACCAAAACCTGACGAGGATAAAATAGATGACACATATAAAAAAGTGGGCCTGGGCGCTTTGCTTGGTGCTCTTGTGTTCAAACTATTCTAATGCACAAGTAGACAGTACTACAGGGAATTTAATTAATTTCTCTGGTACACCTACAGGTACGACCAGCAACTGGAATAACGGCGTTTATGTTAATCAACTGGGTTGTTTTGGTGGCAACACCCCTGGCAATTGCGGCCCGTATCCCAACGTACAAACTAACGGTGCTATTAACTTTAGTTACGGTCAAGTGGACCTACATCAAATTGTCAATATAAACAAAGCGTTGGCAGCAGGTGGTACTGGAGTACAACTGAGTGGATTTAACTTTGGTTTTCAGGCCAAGAATGGTAATGGATGGGATGACGGTAGACAAGACTACTTGGGTGCTTATGTAAAGTTTTACAATGCCGGCGGTGGATTAGCGGCAAATTATGATTATACAAGTCAGACTAATCAAAAATACAACTGGACACAATTTAACTTTAGTGAAACATTTGCCAACCCGACAGCGGCTACAAACTATAGCAATGCACAAGTAGGCTTTGTTGGTCGTGATAATAATTACTGGGCAGGTCCGTATGGTCCTGAAATTATCAATGTTAACTTTTCTTTAAAGTATAGAGTTGATCCTTGCGCCAGTAACCCTGCATATAGTTCTACTTGTGCTGGATTTGGAGATGTTATCAATTCTAAAAATCTATTAAACTCCTCAGTGGGCGGTGGATCATTAAATCAAGTCTTTGCTGTCAATACAGCATTGGGTCTTGCAGGATCCGGAGCAATGGTACATGGATTCAACTATGGATTCAATTACTCAGTGGGACAAGGATTCTATGGCTGTACTGCTTGGAATCAAGATGGTTCTTGCAGTTGGACCATGAACACTCCTGCTTATGTCAGTGCTGCCGCTACTTTTACTAATAGCAGTAATCAAGTAATACATCAAAAGAATTATAGTTTTACGCAAGAAGGCACTAGTGGCTCAGTCAGTGAAAAGTATCTGTTGCCTTCAAGTATGAATCAGACATTATTAGGCACAGGTAGAGTTCAGGGTGTGGCATCTGGTACAGGATCTTCGATTACAGGAGCATGGGCTAATATCATTTACACGGCTGATCCTTGTGCAGTTGATCCATTGAGCAGCCCAACTTGCAAAGGCTATGCCGTTGCTTATGCCAAAACATTGTTGTTGGGTTCAACGGTGTCAAATGCCAGTGCTCCAAATGGTCCGCCGGACGTAAATTTTGGGGGCAACGGCCCTGCAAGAGGTGAAGGTCCAGGGCCCGGTGGCGAAGGCAATCGCCCAGATAACGCACCAATGGCGGGTAGTGGACCACAACAACAGGATCGTACAGGCCCAATGGCCGGTGGGGACGGACCCGGTAATGGTCCATTCGGCGGCAATGGACCGCAACAATCACAATCAGGGCCCGGTAATGCTAACGATGGGGCAAAGATGACACCGGGTGCGGCATTGAGCATAGCAAGAGCAGCACAGGAAAAAGACAAAGCAATACAAGCAACAGCAGTACAAAACGCAGCCAAGGCCTTGGAAAATATTCAACAAAGTTCACAGGCTGCAAGTAATGCCGCAATTACAATGAATCAAGACATGAGTGCGAACAGTGCTACTGCTGCCGCACAGTTTTCTAATCAAACAACACAGGCATCTGTTCAAACAAGTACAACACAATCAATGCAGGCTACGCAGCAGGCACAGCAGACACAAACTCAAACATTCAATGGTGTAGTACAGAATCAACAAACAACATACACAACACTATCACACCAACAGGATTCTCAACCATCTGTGGTCACATTATTAAACCCACTAACAACTACTCAAATAGAAACTCAGCAGATAACTAGTGTTGGTACGGGATTGTCTATTAATCGTAGTTCATTCAGTTATAACCCGTTCAGTACTACTAATACTAGTAACATAACACCTACACCACCAACTACAGTATATCAATCAAGATTAGAATCGAGACATTCAGACTCCGAAAGCACACAATTGTCTATATCTACTTTCAATAGTCAAGGAAGAACTGGTAATCCATTGAATGATCTAATTCAACAACGCATGGAATTACCACAATCTAATATAGAACAAAGAACAGAAACAGTTAAACGAGAGGTGCAACCAAACGAATTGGCAGGTAAAGTAGACATTGCTGGTATGGCAATACAACCAGTAGGATTTACAGCATATTCGTTTACATTAAGAGATACAACTTTTTACGAACCTAAAGAAGTTTATAAGAATCAACGCACGGTTGATAATGTTAGATTACTTAGAGGATTGACAGGTGGCAGCGATGCTAAACACAATGAAATGGTTAACAGCCAATACAAATAAGGAGAAAAAAAATGAGTGAACAAATTAAAGATGTCAACGCAAAGATTGACGAAGCAGAAGCGGCTATGAAGAAGTATGCTAGCAAAGATACTGTTATCAGTATTGGTGGCTATGAATTTACACCTGCCAAACTAATGGTGGCTGCTACAATCGTATCATCTACACTAGGTGGATTGTATGGTGCGTTTGAAGTATACAAAGATTATCAAAGCATGAAGAAAAAGATTGCCGATTATAGTGCTCCGGACCTAAGTGGATTCGACAAACGACTAGCAGTTATCGAAGAAAATAGTGCAAAAACTAGCGACTACACCCGTGATATCAAAACGGATTTAAAAAACGACTTACGCCGTAATGAGTCTGTGACCGAGCAAGTTGAGCGTAGTGTTAAATCTGCACAGCGTGAAACTGAGCAAGAAATGCGTGACATGCGTAAGGCAATTCGTGAAGATTTGGAAAGAGCGAGAAACGAAGCCAATCAAATTCGTAAGGATATGGAAACAACACGCAAAGAGATTAACAGTGAATTTACATCGGCCCGTAGAGAAATCAACCGTGAAGTAGAAACATTAAAGAAAGAAGTTGATAACAAAATACAAAAAGCCATAGATAATCCACTGGCCAACAAGTAAATTTGGGTAAATGTAACAGTATTGTAACTATGCTATTTAAATAATAGTATAAATACAATACTATGAAAAAACTACTACTATTATTTTTTGTACTGTTGACCTCGGTTGCTAACGCACAATTACCAACCTCTACGGTACCCCTACCCTCTGATATTGCTCTAATCAAGAAAAACAATGTTCTTGTTGTAGCAATGACCAAAAAAGATAGTCCTCCCTTCTACAGCGGAGAGGAAGATGATATCCGTGGTCTTGACGTTGAAATTGCCCGACGAATTGGTGTATTACTTGGAGTTCCTGTACAATTTAGACGAGATGCGGAAAGTTTTGCCGAAGTTGTAGAACAAGTTCGTGATGGTCGTGCAGACATTGCAGTTAGTAAATTATCTGTTACTGGTCCTAGATTACAAGTTGTTAGATTCAGCGACCCTTATGTCAAACTTAGACAAAGTTTGATTGTTAACCGACTATGGTTAAGTCAAAATAGTCAAGGTCGCGAAGTATATCAAGTTATAAGAGAGTTTAATGGTAAAATAAGTTTTATTCGTAATTCTAGTTACGATACATTTGCCCGTATTAACTTTCCTAATGCTATATTTCTTCCTGAAGACAAATGGGACACAATCATTGATAAAGTTACCCGCGGAGATATTGCTGCCGCGTATCGTGATGAATTTGAAATTAAGAAAATTAGTTTTGAAAAACCAGATGCCGCAATTAGCACTAAGACAATTACAATCAGTGATAGCGTAGACAATATTGCAGTAGCAGTCAATCCAAAGTCGATTCAACTGTTAAGCGTTGTTAATTATGTTATTAAAAATGAATACAGCAACATTGACACTAAAAAGTTAATGGATCGTTACAAAGCAGAAAAGAAGTAAGGACTAACCATGACAATCGCACATTTAAAAAGTTTTTTAGTTAGTCCCTGGACTATTTTAGGATCAATCGTTGTAGGTATTCTCAGTGGAGTTTACTTACCGGAGTTTAGTTTAAACTTTGAAAGTTTAGGTAGCGTCTATATTAGTTTACTTAAAGTAGTTGTACTACCATTCTTGTTAGCAACTATCCTAGTAGGTATCATTGGATTATTACAAAAAGAGGGTAGTCAAACATTAATTCGTAGAATCATCATTGGTTTTGTAAGTAGTATGTTTATTGCCGCAGTCATTGGTGTTGGTACAGTTATGGTTACTGGCACTGAAATGACACCGGAGAAAAAAACACAGTTAGGTGTACTAATTAATGACAAAGACAGTGGCACAGATTTAAACATCACTCTTAAAGAGCCGATGCCAACAGCCGCCCCAGTTAGTGCTGGTAAAATGGCTGAGAAGTTTATTCCTGAAAATATTTTCAATACATTAAACAATGGTGAAAGTTTAAAGATTGTTATCTTCTGTTTAATCTTTGGTGTTGCCCTTGGTCACTTGAAAACAGATGGTCAAAAAATGTTAGTTGAAGTGTTAAAAAGTGTTCAACAGGCCAGTATCAGTATTTTCAAGTTCTTAAATTACTTCTTACCAATAGCATTGTTAGCAATGATTTCTGCACAGGTAGGTAAAGTTGGTGTAGGAATTTTTATGACTATGTTTGACTTTGTAATGCAACAAGCAATTGGTGGATTCCTAGTCATCGCAACAGGTACTGCTGTAATTTGGATGCGTAGTGGATTAAGTTTATCTACAGTTATCCGTGAAACTAAAGAAACATTGATTGTTGCTGTTAGTTCACGAAGCAGCCTTGCTTGTATTCCATATGCTCAAGAAGCACTACAAAAATTAAAATTCAATAAAGACGCAGTTGAATTGACAGTTCCACTAAGTTTCACGGTTAACCGTATTGGTAGTATTGTGTATTATGCTATCGCTACAGTATTCATTGCTAACATCTATGACACCCCTTTAGGTGTTGCAGGATTATTAGTTGTACTGTTTGGTAGTATCTTAGCTGGTTTAGCTAGCGCAGGCACAACAGGTATTCTTACTGTTGCTACAGTAGCAGTTGTTTGTGATTTATTAAAACTCCCAAGCGAAGCAGTATTAGTGTTGTTGATTGCAGTTGATCCATTAATGGACATGATTCGTACAGCAAGTCATGTACATGGCAATGTAGCAGTAACAGCATTTGTATGTGAGAAAGAACAAAAAAATGGACAAGATTAAAGATTTTCTCTTTGGTTTATTAAACTGGATTGGATCTAGTCCATTTCGTCTATTCACTGTTGTGTTTCTTTGTATTTTGGGCTTTGGTGGTTGGATAGTTTATAGTGAAAAAGATGCATTTATGGCAAGTTATCGTGCTCAACAAGCATTGCCTAAGATGAATGGCAATTATGAAGAAGCATTAAACTTCTTATTAAAGAATACTGATGCTGAGATGGTTGCGTTTTTAGAAGTTAATACACTGATCAACACACGCAAGGTAGTTTACTTATCTACTCGCAGTGGTGGAAGAGATAAAAGAAATGACGGATTAGATGTTGGATTGTTTAGTAAAAACTATGATAACAATAACGATGTGATTGGTTTGATGTCTGGTAAGATACCTTGTAGTCCATATACTAAACCGCAAAGTCTTATAGGTTTTGTATATAAAGAACATGGAGTAAACTACATGTGTCGTATCAGTGTTCCAGCAGAGCCCGGTGTATTCATTGGACAAATTAGTATAGGTTGGAAAGAAAAACCCGAAGATGTAGAGGCTGCACAAACTGCTATGGTTATTGCTTCTAGTTTATTATTTAAAAAATGAAAAAGTTAGGGGTACTTGGCGGCATGGGCCCAGCAGCAACTGCTGAATTTTATAAGCGCCTAGTAGAACAAACACCCGCAAGTTGTGACCAAGAACACATTCCAGTAGTTATCTGGGGCGACCCTACTGTACCCGATCGTAGTACCAGTTTAATAAACCGTGATGATTTGCCATGGGAAAAACTCAAACAGGGTATACTGGGATTAAAAGACGCAGGGTGCGATCATATTGTAATTCCATGTAATACAGCACACTTTTGGTATGATAGAATGAGTCAGTTTGGAGTACCGATAACACACATTGTTGACAGCGTTGCAACAGAATTAAAATCACTGAACATACACCATGGTACTATAGGCATACTAGGCACAAAGGCCACAATGAGTTTGGGACTATATCAACATTATTTAGGTGGTAAAGGATGGAGATGTGTAACTCCCAACACACATGAAATGGACACCCTTGTGCAACCGGCAATTGATTTGATCAAGGTCAATAATATTGAAGACGCACATGATCTTTTAATAATTGTAATAGAAAGATTAATAAAATGGGGAGTCAATGCTGTGGTACTGGGTTGTACCGAATTACCTTTAGCAGTTAAAGAAACGCATTATAAAAATATTCCATTAGTTAACAGCATAGACAGTTTGGCAAAGGCAGCAATTAAAGAGTTTAATATAAATAATTAGAAGGAGATAGAATTATGTCAGAAGTTAAACCATTATCACGCAGTGAGCGTGAAGCACAACTTAAAGATAGAGCAGGGTGGGTCATCACAGTTATTGCATTATTGTTAGCAATTACAACATATATGGCCAATGGATTCAGTAGCAAAATATTAAACAACACAATTAAAGCAAATGACACATGGAATTTCTATCAAGCTAAAAGTATCAAGCAAAGTATTGCTGAGGGACAACTTGAAGATGCCAAAGATCCAAGTCGTAAAGAACAACTAAAAGCTAAAATTGAACGATATGAGAGCGATCCAGTTAAGGGCGAGGGTAAAAAAGAATTAATGGCTAAAGCATTAAAAATTGAAGCAGAACGAGATGAGGCTAAAAAGCACACTCCATGGTTGACTTTTGCTGCAATGGCATTTCAGTTAGCTATTGTATTATTATCTGCTAGTATTTTGGCTGTAGATAAACGCATGTTTTGGGGAAGTATTGGCGTTAGCATTTTTGGAACAATACTATTGACCCAGGGCATTTGGCTTATTATGCCAATTGTGATATAATAAGGCATGCAAATTAAAGATTTACTAGAAGATTCCACTAAAAAAATGCCCCATCTATATTTGGATATGGATGGGGTGCAAGCTGATTTTTTTGGGCGTTGGGCTGAAGTTGAAAAAGTAATGCATTACAAGCATATTACTAATCCCGAAGAAGCAATAGTACGACTAGCTAAATCAGGTCCCGAATTAGTTTATCAGTTTTTTAGAGACTTAGACCCATTGAATGGTGGACAACAAATAATTGCTTGGTTGCATAAAAACAAAATTCCCTTTACTGTATTAAGCGCTCCACTTAGAATAGAAGGTAATGCTAGCATTAAAGGTAAAAAAGAGTGGTTGGATAATCATAACCCTGGTACTAGTGGTAATGCTATTTTTACAAGTGCAAAATATAAATATGCTACCACTAGTGGACAACCTAATGTACTAGTAGATGATTTTGGTAAATATCTTGATGCATGGAGTAATGCAGGTGGCATTGCAGTTAAGCATGAAGATGGTAACACTAACCATACTATCAATGAATTAGAAAAGATTTATTCTCCTTTCTTAAAGAGATAAGTAACATATGTCTAAAAAGAAAACTGCACAAGAAAATATCCGGTATGAAGTTATGACGCATGAAGATCCTAAAACAGGAGACATGCTTATTCCCTTGCCACCTCAATTATTAACTGAGTTGGGATGGAAAGAGGGAGACAATATTGACTTTCAAATTGATGAAAATGGCAAAGTAATAATTAAAAAGATATGACATTCAATGTGAATAACAACATGAATAATACTTATATTGGTGATACCTTAACAACAGGTACTACAATAGGCAATGCACAGTCTGGGTATGTTTATACCACTAGTGGAACATCAAGTCCAATAACTTGGGCCAATTTAAACGGGACAACTGGAAGCTGGGGAACTATTACAACAGACCCAAATTTGCAAGGCAGAACATTACAAGTTAATGGAGATGCTGATATCACTGGGGAACTAACTGTTCAGGGTGTCAAACTAAGTGACCGATTAGATAAAATTGATGAGAGATTGGCTATTCTTCACCCAAATTTTGAACTAGAAGAAAAATGGGACGATTTACGTGCCCTACGTAATGCTTATATAGAACTAGAAGCAGAAATTAAAGAAAAAGAGAAAATGTGGAAGATTCTTAAAAAGTAATACTTTAGTGATACTTGACAAAAACTCACATATCCTATATAATAGTAACTGTTTTATAACTATGAACCATACATCATGACCATGCATCTAGCACATCCCGCACTCTCTATGGGCGGTAAACGCAAGGGTAAAGTAAAGTTTCGCAATAGCGCAGAGGCACAAAAAGCTCGCCAGCTTGATGCCGATTGGAAAGAACTACAAAAAAAGTGGGAAGTAGATGCTGATGACAAAAAGCGCAACCGAGCCTTAAAGGCTGAACCACTATCATATACATTATCCGCGCCAGTTGGCCGTGAGACACAACGTATTGCAAGCCGTGACACAGGTCACACTGGTGCAGTACGCACAAAAGATATTCCACAATACACAGGTACTAAAATTATTGGTATCGGTACTATGCACAAAAGTAATGCCGTGCCTATTTTCTCTGACGAACAGGCAGTAGAGATTAGCACAATGCGCCGTGGCTAATAGGAGATAATAGAAACATTTATGGCTAAAGAAGAAGGTATTAAAATGGACGGCAAGGTAATAGAAGTATTACCTAACGCCGTCTTTAGAGTTACATTACACAGTGGACAAGTTGTCAATGGATATATATCTGGTAGAATGCGTAAAAATGACATTAAAATTCTATTAGGTGACACAGTAGAAATTGAGTTTAGTCCATATGACTTAAGTAAAGGCCGTATTACCCGGCGTAGATAACAATCAAAAATACATATTTGTATATCTTCATGCATAAATAGTGCATGAACTTAAAAATAACTGAATCAGCAGCCTTAAAAATGGCTGAATTGTTGACTGACGAAGGTCTATCCGATCAAACTAGAGTTAGAGTTTTTGTCCAAGGTGGGGGTTGTTCCGGAATGGAATATGGATTCACTTTTGATGAAGAAAAAAATGAAGATGACTGGGAAATTCCATCAGGAACTACAAATGTCTTGATTGATAGCATGAGTATGCAGTACTTAAGTAATGCTGAAATTGATTATATTGATGATTTAAATGGTTCAAGATTCAAAATAAACAACCCACAAGCGCAAACTACATGCGGGTGCGGATCAAGTTTTACCCCATTCTGATAGTATAACATTTAGTCCTTTTCTGATAAATACAGAATAAGGACTAAACATGACCATAGGAAATCTAGAAGTAATCGATATTGGTTTAGCCAATGAATCCACTGGCAGTGATTCGCTTTACTTAGCATTTAATAAGACAAAAAACAATTTTGCAATATTAGCAAATACTGCTAGCCAGTATGTTAATTTTGTTGGTAATAGTGGAATAAGCACGAATGCCAATGCCACAACAGGCACCGTTGACATAACAAATACCGGTGTAGTGTCGCTTATTGAGGGCGCTGGAATTACATTATCTAGCTCCAATGGCAATGTTACTATTAGTTCTTCCGGAGGCAACGGTGGAGGAGACGGTACTGTTACTAGCGTAGGCGTTGCATCTAGTACACTAACCGTCAGCAATAGCCCGATTGTTAGTTCTGGTAATATCACATTAAATTTAACATCATTGGGTCCTACTCTTGCCGGAACGTATACATATCCTACTGTCACGGTTGACCAATTTGGTAGGGTTACTACAATTGCAAACGCTAACAGTGTCGGTACTGTAACTAGTGTAGGTGTTACACCGGGTGTAGGTATATCTGTGACAAACAGTCCTGTAACCAGTAATGGTAATATTACAGTAACTAATACAGGTGTTACTAGAGTTAGCGCAGGATCAGGAATTCAAGTAAGTAGTGGTAACGGAAATGTTACTATATCAACAACACCGGTTGCCGCAGTGACCTCAGTTGGTTTGTCAAGCTCAACCTTGACAGTTACCGGTAGTCCAATCACAGGATCAGGTACTATTACAGTTGAATTGCCGGCAAACGTTGTGGTGACGGGTTCTACGACAATTGGTACATTTATGAGATTAACTCCGGGCACTGCTCCAAGTAGTCCTAGTAGGGGTATGGTATACTATGATAGTGGCTCTAATACATTAAAGTGCTACAATGGTACATCATGGTTAACAATAACCATGGCATAAAAATTTTGGAAAATAAAAATGGCAACACAAATTAAAATCACACAACTAACAGACATAGGAAGTGCTAACTTAGCGGTTACTACATTGCTTCCAGTCGTCAACATGGCAGGTATACCCACCACACAAAAAACTACATTGGGAAATCTCGCTAATGTAATATTGTCACAGTCGGGTGGAAACTATGTTACTGCAAACAGAGCTAATATTGCTTACTCAGTGGCTAACGCGGCACAACCTAATATAACTAGCGTTGGTACATTAACTACCTTAGCAGTGTCTGGTAACGCAACGATTAACGGCAATATAACAAGTACTGGTACCGCATACTTAGGTAATATAAGTACTACGGGACTTGCATCTATCACAACATTAAATGTTGGAACAACCGCTAACTTAGGTAGTGTCGGCAATGTTAAAATTACAGGTGGCACCGCTAATTATGTATTGAGTACTGATGGTGCTGGAAATTTAAGTTGGACTGCCCAAACAGAGGCATCTTTCTCAATTGAAAGTGCAAACTTTAATGCCAATGTTGGCGGTAGATATGGTGTCAATACAACTAGCGGTGCAATAACAGCAACCTTACCAGCAAGTCCATCAACAGGTGGTGCAATATTCTTTGCTGATGCCGGCGGTGCGTTTGCATCAAATAATCTGACTATTAATCCAAATGGTCAAACTATAATGGGTTCGTCAGGAAGTATGACAGTAAGTACTAATAATCAAAATTTTGGTCTATTCTTTAATGGAACAACTTGGCGCACATATAATTAAAAAGAATAAAAAATGGCAACAACTTTACTACCAATAACATCAGAAGGTGGGTTTGCCGCTGCAGGCAATGTCAATGCTAACTACTTCATAGGTAATGGTAGTCAATTAACTGATATATCTATTATTAACAATGGCAACAGTAATGTTACTGTACTAGCAAATGGAAATGTAACTACAAGTGTAGCCGGTAATGCTAATATTTTGGTAGTTACTGGTACAGGTGCTAATATCAACGGCACACTAAGCACTAGCGGTAATATCAATGCAGGTAATGTAATTGCAACAACATTTACAGGTTCATTATCAGGTGAGGCAACAAGTGCTACTACAGCAGGTACGGTAACAACAGCCGCTCAACCTAACATCACCAGTACTGGCACATTAACTAGTTTGTCAGTGACAGGTAATGCTAACGTTGGTAATTTAGGTACAAGTGGATTAATTACCGCAACTGGTAACATTACCGGTAGCAACTTAGTAACAGGTGGTGTTCTATCTGTTACTGGTAATGCTAACGTTGGTAACATAGGTGTCACCGGTGTATTTTCCACAACACTAAGTGCCACCGGTAATGCCAATGTAGGTAATTTAGGTACAAGTGGTGTTCTATCTGTTACTGGTAACATTGGTGCAGGCAACATTAATACTACAGGTGTATTTGCTACAACATTAAGTGCTACTGGTAATGCCAACGTTGGTAATTTAGGTGTTACCGGTGTATTCGCCACAACACTAAGTGCAACAGGTAATACTAACGTTGGTAATTTAGGTACTAGTGGAGTGATTATTTCTAGTGGTAACATTAATGGTGGTAATTTGGGCACCGGTGGATTAATTACAGCAAGTGGTAATATCAGAGGTGGTAATCTAGTTACAACCGGAGTACTATCCGTAACGGGTAATGCGGATGTAGGTAACTTAGGTGTTACAGGTGTATTAAGTATTACTGGTACAGGCGTAAGTTCTATTGCTGGTAACTTGAACATGAATACCAAGAACATAACAAGTCTTGCTACTCCGGTAAATTCAACTGATGCGGCAACAAAACAATATGTTGATGATGTTGCACAAGGTCTACATACACATGACAGTTGTAACGCCGCTACAACAGGCACATTAGCATCAATTTCGGGTGGTACTGTTACATATAATAACGGTGCTAGTGGTGTTGGTGCAACATTAACAACAACAGGATCATATATAACTATTGACGGTGTTACATTATCAAATGGAATGCGTATTATTGTCAAGAACGAAGCAAATACAGCACATAATGGTATATATGATCGTACAAGCAGCACAGTATTAACTCGTTCGACTGATTTTGATACCCCAGTAGAAATGGCAGGCGGCGACTTTACATTCGTTACTGCTGGTACACAATATGACAACACCGGTTGGGTAATGACTGATGTAGTAACCACAGTTGGTACAAGTTCTGTTAATTGGGTACAATTTTCAGGTGCTGGTACATATACTGCTGGTGCAGGTTTAACATTATCAGGTAGTGTATTCAGTGTTAATGTGGCACAACCCAGCATTACTTCAGTTGGTACATTAACAAGTTTAAGTGTATCTGGTAATGCCAACGTAGGTAACATAGGTACGAGTGGTATTTTATCTGTTACTGGTAATGCTAACGTAGGTAACATAGGTACAAGTGGATTAATTACTGCTACTGGTAATATTACTGGTGGCAATTTAACTACCGGCGGAATATTAAGTATCACTGGTAATGCCAACGTAGGTAACTTAGGAACAAGTGGATTAATTATTGCAACTGGTAATGTTACTGGTGGTAACTTAGTAACAGGTGGTGTTATCAGTGCTACAGGAAACGCAAATGTTGGTAATATAGGTGCAGCCTCAGGTGTATTTACTACTGTTGCCGGATCGCTAACTACCGGGTCTCAACCTAACATAACCGCTACAGGTACATTAACATCACTAAGTATATCTGGCAATGTTACTGCGGCTAATGCTAATTTAGGTAACCTAACAACTAGTAATTATTTCAGTGGGTCGGGTAATTTATTAAGTAATATTCAAGGCGCTAATGTGTCAGGTGCAGTGTCATTTGCAACAACTGCAAATGCAGTGGCCGGTGCTAATGTGTCCGGAGCGGTTACATATGCAACAACTGCAAATGCAGTGGCTGGTGCTAATGTATCAGGTGCAGTGTCATTTGCAACAACTGCAAATGCAGTGGCCGGTGCTAATGTATCAGGTGCAGTGTCATTTGCAACAACTGCAAATGCAGTGGCTGGTGCTAATGTATCAGGTCAAGTAGGTAATGCATTAGTAGCAGGTACTGTTTATACAGCCGCACAACCAAATATTACAAGTACAGGTACATTAGCAAGTCTAAGTGTATCAGGTAATGCCAACGTAGGTAACTTAGGAACAAGTGGATTAATTACTGCTACTGGTAATATTACTGGTGGTAACTTAACTACAGGTGGTGTTCTATCTGTTACCGGTAATGCCAACGTAGGTAACTTAGGTACAAGTGGTCTTATCACAGCAACTGGTAACATTGGTGCAGGTAACGTTAATACTACAGGTGTCTTCGCCACAACACTAAGTGCAACAGGTAATGCTAACGTAGGTAACTTAGGTACAAGTGGATTAATTATTGCGACCGGTAATATCACAGGTGGCAATTTAACTACCGGCGGAATATTAAGTGCTACTGGTAATGCTAACGTTGGTAACATAGGTACAAGTGGATTAATTATTGCAACTGGTAATATTACTGGTGGTAACTTAACTACAGGTGGTGTTCTATCTGTTACCGGTAATGCCAACGTAGGTAACTTAGGAACAGCAGGTATTATTGTATCAAGTATTGCTACTGGTACTGCACCGTTTACAGTAACATCAACTACGCAAGTTGCTAACTTATCCGTAGCAACTGCAGGTACTGCAACTACTGCAGGCACGGTGACAACTGCGGCTCAACCAAATATTACAAGTGTTGGGTCATTGACGGGAGTAACAGTTGCCGGAACAACTGTTGTACAACAATCTCAAGAAGTATTTCAAACAATAACTGGAGCTACAGGTGTAGTGGTACATAATTACTCTTTGGGAGGAACCTTCTATCACACAGGTGTGGTTGCAAACTTTACAGCAAACATCACTAATTTAAATGCTACATCGAGCCGCGCAAGCATATTAACTTTGGTAATTGCACAAGGAGCTACTCCTTATATATGTAATGCTATACAAATAGCGGGCGTTGCACAGACTATACGATGGTATGGAGGAGCTACACCAGCTGCAAGTGCGAGTACTGTATCAGTTATGGTATTTACTATTTTTAATAATAGTGGTACATACACTGTAATAGGACAACTTGCAACGTACTATTAATAAGAGAATATAAATGCTTGTATCACAGATAGGTTCTAGTTTAGGAATAAGAAATTTACCGGTGACAAATCAGGTAGAGTTTACGACTCCGGGAACATATTCTTGGATAGTACCCAGTGGTGTCACATCTATATCAATATTACTTGTGGGGGCAGGCGGTATTGGAGTTAGGGCTGCAGGTGGCGGTGGCGGATCATTAACCTACCTAAATAATTTAACAGTTATTCCGGGTGAAACATATACTGTACAAGTAGGTGCGGCTGTTTCTGGTGAAGCTAATTATGGTACCCCATCATACTTTAATACAAGTACTTATTTGTATGCAGGGTCAGGTCAAAATTCACAAGGAGGATTTGGTGGATACCGTGGTGGCGGTGCCGGTGCAGCTGGTTATAGTGGAAACGGCGGAACTGGTAGGTATGCCGGATCAGGATCGTCAACCTCAATAGGTGGAGAGGGTGGTACCGGAGGAGGAACTGCAGGTAGTGTAGTAACATATAGTGGCGGTAGAGGTGCATATGCTTATAGTGGAACATTCACTACCGGCGGCAGCGGTAACGGTAACGCCCCAGCAGGCGGAGGCGGGGGCGGCGGAGGTGCTGGTGGAGGTAGTCCCGGGTCTGGTGGAGGTGTAGGAATTTACGGTCAAGGTGCAAGTGGTTTAGGAGGGGCACAACCAGCTTCAAGTTCCTTAAACGGAGGTGGTGGTGGCGGTGGTTCGGGTGGTGGTAATGGGGCGGGTGCCGGCGGCCTTGGCGGTAAATATGGCGGTGGTGGTGGTGGTCTTGGCGCCGGAAGTGGTAGTGGTGCAGTAAGAATCATATGGCCCGGGACAACTAGACAATTTCCTAGCACAAACGTTGGTGATATATAAATAATTCATTCTAGTTGAAAGCATTTATAATATATGATCAGTTTAACTAAATAGTATAAAGGATAATAAATGGCAATAGTAATAGACGGCGGAATCAGTATAGGCTCTGGTATTAGTATAGGATCTACACCAATTACATTGTACGGATTACAGTTATACTTAGACGCAAACAATGCTGATAGTTACTCTGGATCAGGTACAACTTGGTATGACCTAAGCGGCAATGGCAACGATGTTGCTATGCAAAACTCAGGTGATATTTCATATACTGTATCTGGTGGTGGATACTTTAGTACCGGTGCTCAAGGATGGTTCAGTAATTCCAGTGCTACAACAGGCATACCAAATGGCAGCACTCCTTATACAGTCAGCACATGGGTTCAATTCCCAAGCGGCTGGACAGGACGTGGATATAGTCCTGCCATGGTGACTATAGGAGCCACTGCTACTTACGATCAAATCAATGATTTTGGATTAGATCAGACTGGATATCTATACGTCAATTGGTTTGGAACTCCGTTATTAACCTCATCATGGACTCCGAGTGCACCCGGTACTAACTGGGCTAACTTTGTATCACAGTGGGACGGCACCACACGCAAAATTTGGTATAACGGTGTATTGCAAGGCAGCGACACAATCGGCCCAACACTAGGCAATACCACAGATATTTTGATTGGTAACGATTACAGTGGTTGGACAAATTGGTTGAACGGTAATATTGGACAAGTATTGATTTATGATCGTGCGTTAAGTCAATCTGAATTAACAACAAATTTTAATGTTGTAAGAACAAGATACGGAATATAAAGGAAAAAAATTATGGCAATGTCAATAGTAATAGAAGGTGGAATAAGTATAGGGCCCGGTATTAGTATCGGTGCTGGTGGTGGCGGTGGTGGAACTGCAGGAGTAGACAATGTAACCGGTTACAGTGAGATGCCGCCTCCGGTAACTCCAGGTGGCACTTTAGAAGATCCTACTGCTACTATCAATAGCCCGATCGGATTTACAATCAATGATGATACTAAAACTGGTATTGCTATCACTGCATTGTCAGCAAGTAATCAAACATGGTTTGCAGCCAATTTTACTACCGGTACACATACTTGTACTTGGGGGCCAGGCAGTACAGTACCATCAAGTACTATTAATGTAATTAATAATTCAGGAGGTAGTTTGGTGTTCTTTGTACAAGGGCAAACGGGTGCCGCAACGTACAACTATCCATTCACATTTAGCGTTTAAGGAAATATTATGAATTTGCAACAAGAACCAAAACCAGGTGATTCAGATTTTTGGCAAAAGATGCGTGACAAGTTACCTAAATGAAACAAGATCCTCGTACCATAGTAAACACTAACGAGGATCATACCTTTAATAAACCTACCGGAACAGTTGTTAAACCAACAACACAAAAACTATACAATCTCCAATGGATTCGTGATAAGAAAGATAATCGAGATTACTTATATCTAGCAAATGGTACTAGGGTATCTAATAGAGTAGATTTACGAAACTTTTGCTCCCCTATTGAAAATCAAGGTAGTTTAGGCAGTTGTACTGGACAAGCGATTGCAGGTGCTATTGAACTATTGAACAAACGCAATGGTAAATACAGTGATATTAGTAGATTGTTTATCTATTATTTTGAGCGTCTACTGTTAGGTACAGTAAGTTATGACAGTGGTGCTTATATTCGTGATGGTATAAAATCTGTGTCTAGATATGGTGCGTCACTTGAAAGACTTTGGCCTTATATAGTATCCAAATTTAAACAAAGACCATTAACTGAGGCAATAAATGATGCTCTTAATCGCAAAGTAACTAGATATGAACGAGTAGTTAACCATGATGGATGCATAGATGCATTAAACAACGGATATCCAATTATTATTGGCTTTGATGTTTATCCTAGCTTCTATAGAATAAACAGAACCGGCATAATGACATATCCCAATAAAAGACAAGAAAGATTATTAGGTGGTCATGCTGTTTTAATAGTAGGATACGATGCAGTAATGCAACATTATATTGTTAGAAACAGCTGGGGAACGGGATGGGGAGATAAGGGCTATTTTTATATGCCATTTAGTGTAATACAGGACACTTCAATGAGTAATGATTTTTGGATAATAAAAGAAGTTAGCAATCCATAATAGCACATATAGGGGTCTTTTTATCAATAATTAGACTAAATACTAATATAATAAGGACCTATATGGCAACAACCCCACCAATGATCGGCGGATCCGATCCAGCAATATTAAAATCATTAGAAAAACAATCACCTTCAATTGCAAGAACTTCACCTGCTACTATCTCGGCCAGTACTGGGGCAGAAACATCTACAGGTGGTTCAATTTCTAGAGGAATCGTACCTAGTGTCAGTAAAGATACAGTAACCTACAATCAAGCCACTCAAGCAACGTCAGGTAATTCTGTTACTGTTACATCATCATCTAGCAATGATCCAGCAGATGTAGTAACTGTATATACTAGCCCTAAGGCAGTTTCTGTTAGTGCAGTTAATCAGACAGTTAATAGTTATAAAGTTAATAATTATGCAGGTAACGAATATAGTAACAATGATGTTGCTAATTATCTACCTACATATACAGGTGCAGTATCTGCCGGAAATATATATGTAGACAACAATATTTTTACTGATGGAATGACTGCTACTGGTCTTTCGTCATTAACAAGGTTGAACGTGTCTACGTCTGCTAACTTAGGTGATGTGAGTAATGTAAAAATAACAGGTGGCGAAAGTGGATACGTATTACAGACAGATGGTGCTGGCAATTTAAATTGGACTGCACAAACAGGCGGCGGTGGTGGTGGTACTCCGGGTGGCAGCAATACACAAATACAATTTAATAATTCAGGTACATTTGCTGGTAATTTGGGTTTCACATTTAACAAAACTACGGGTATTTTTAGTTCGCCGTTCTTAGCCGGTAATGGTAACGGATTGTCAAACATTCAAGGTGCTAATATAAGTGGCACAGTTGGATTAGCGACATTTGCAACAACTGCAAATGCAGTAGCAGGTGCTAACGTTTCGGGATTTGTTGCTAATGCTAATATTGCTAACACAGCATTGTCTGTGGCAGGTGCAAATGTATCAGGTGCTGTAAGTTATGCGACAACTGCTAATAGTGTTGCGGCCGCTAATGTATCCGGTCTAGGTAATATTGCTACTATCAGTTTAACTGGTAGTACAAGCAATGTATTATATGGAAATGGCGTCTTTGCTCCAGTCACCGGCGGCGGTAGTACAGGAGATGTTACATTTGACAACCAAATTGTTATAGGTACAGGCGACAGCGGTGGCGGAGGTGGATTATACCTAGCACCAGGCGATACTGAACTAGCAAACCTACAATACTTTAGAGTGCGCGGCGGAGATGTTGCTACTCATATACATTTCGACACAGGCAACAATCTTTATTACGACCAATACTTTGGTGATGATAGTAAGTATGTAAAACTAGAAGGCACTGGTAATATTATAGTTAACCCACAACAAGATGGTGGCCCAAGTGCTCAATGGAATTTTTCTTATGATGGCACTACAACACTGCCTAACTATACTTTACTCAACCCTATCAATGAAGACCTTGTTCTTATAACTCAAGATCAAGACAATGATGGATGGGGATTATACCAAGTGGTCACTGACGGTGCAGGTAATACCCTGTCACAAACAAGATTACTGCGTGACCGATTTACCATCGAAACCGACTATCAAGGCAATGGTTACCAATGGAGCTTTGACGACTCTGGTCGATTGAACTTGCCGGGTAATATTCAAGGCATCTATGGTGGCAACACCAGTTTCTATGCGTATGATGATGGCGATAGTGGATCCGTGGAATTAAAGACCATCAGTTATATCAATGATACACTAGGTAGTAACATCAGAGTAACTCAAAGCAACGCAACTATTTCAACCGGCAATGCCGCACATACCTGGACTTTCGACAATACCGGTAATTTACAAACACCTGGTGACATTGTTGGGCCAGCAAGTGCTAATTTAACTATTTTTGCAAATGCAGGTGTACACGAATTTATATTCGGTGATGATGGTACATTCTATGCACCCGATAATGTCGTGTTAGGTGGCTCACGTATCTCAATAGGACCGGGCGCCGACAATTTAGCAGACTTGACTAATGCAGTGTTTATTGCAAGTACCACTGGTGAGGCATATATTCAAGGTGTTATTGAAAATGTTTCAGATAACGGTAGTGCTGACTGGGTAGCCTTAGGTCATCGAGGGGATGACAATGGTGGCTGGGCAGATTTAGGCTTTACTAGTTCAGGATTTAATGATACAGATTACACTATTACCGGTCCAGGAGATGGATATGTATTTGTAGAGACATATTCTCCGGGTACAATTATCACAGGAGATACTGGAGGTAATCTAGTATTGTCGACCGGTAGTCAGGGTACAGTAAATGATATTATCTTTGGGACAGGTGGATTCTTAACAAGTAATATATTTGGTAGAATAAGTGATGCTAATAACTCATTTGAATTGTCACGTGCCGGGGCAACTATTACATTACCATCCGGAGGAATTATTTCTGAAACTGGCATTCCATTCGGCGGACTTGATGGAAATACAATTGCACTAAAGCCATCAGGTGGAATTAATGCTGACCAACAGTTACTAGTTTATCCTACAGCAGGAGAAGACTTTAATCACTTGCATTTGACCTCAGGTAACTTATATAATACTGAATTGTATCTTGGTAATGATGAATTGTATGTTAAGTTGGCAAACACAGGTAATATTGTTATCAATACTAATGACGATGCTGGCAATACTGCTCAATGGAACTTTGGTTACGACGGTGTATTAACATTCCCGCGTGATGGTGCTAGCAGTGATCCTATACTAAGAATGTATGGTGGCGAAAACCCCGGTATCGCATCAATTGATGCTAGTGAAGCAGGTCCTGCTAATCTTGAGATTACTGCTCTGAATACTGTATTTGGTGGATACACTAGTAACACAGTTACAATTCACCCTGATGATGGTACTATATCTACTAGCACTGACTTAGTACTATCAGTTCCAAATGGTGTGCCAGGTGCTGTTACCGCTATTACAGGTAGTAGTGGCGGTTGGGAAAGTAATCCTAGTTCTGACCTTGCTACTACTGGTGGCAGTGGTACTGGATTAAGAGTAAACGTTGGCAATGACGGTGGTTATGCTAATAATATTGATATTGCTACTCCAGGTACTGGATATACTGAGGGTGACACGATAACTGTTACGAGTGGTAGCTCGAATGCTACATTTACTATTAGTATTGTTAAAAACGAGTGGACATTTGGTACAGACGGTAACGTATCAGTTCCTGGTAATACAACCATATTTACTCCTATCGCAACAGGCGGTGCAGGTGGTAACAATATAACTATTAGGGCCGGCTCTAGTGACTCATTTGCCTCTAATCCAGGTGGCAACTTAGACTTGATTGGCGGATACGGTTCGTTTGGTGATGGTGGGGGACCTCCCGGCGGCGATGTTAATATTACCTCTGGTGCCAGTTCAGACAGTCATGCAGGCAATGTAAACATTACAACTACTGATAGCCCTTGGGTATTTGACTACACCGGTAACTTAACATTGCCAACAATTAGTCTAGGCGAGAGCACCGACGAGCAAACAGTAATTCGTAGTCAGCGTAAGATTATTCCATCATTTAGATGGAGTGCAGAAATTACCGGTTCTACACCAAATGTAGTTTACACTGCTTCTAGTTCTAACATAACATCGATGAAGGTTACCATGCAGATTCAACACAGTGGATTAGGTATGGAATTGTTTGATATATACGCTACATTAGCAGGACCTGATACATTCTATACTGTGAGCAACAGAGTTGCGCCTCCTACAATTGATAATAGTTTTATATTGGTTAGCTTGAATGGTTCTAACGAAATGCAAATTACAGTAACAATTTACTCAGGTGCCCCAACATCATGGGTAACATATGATTCTACAGAGTTTGGTATACCACAAGATTAATACGAATAAGGAAATAATAAATGTCAGCAAATTTACTACCAATCTCATCTCAGGGTGGGTTTACTTCAACCACCGGAAATATCAGTGCCGCTAACTTTTTTGGTAACGGCGATACATTATCCAATGTTTCTACCAATGTAAGAGGTAGTTGGATACTTGCACCCGGTCCCAACACAGTTAATATTACAGTTAACGGTGGATATACTTATTCAATGTGGGTGCTTGGTAATATTACGGATGGAATTTGCGTGTGGAATGCCACTGTCACTGTTACAAACACTAATGTTCCTGTAATCGGACAACAGTTTGCTTGGTATTATTTAGCTGGAAATGCTTTGGTAATTGATTCAATACCAAGTCAGATTATTGGTACGGCTGGATCAATAATCAATACTGCTCCTGCTATTTCTAACTCCAATGTATTTACATTTGGTATTACAAACAACAGCGGATCAAGTCAAGTGGTCAACTGGGGATATACAGTAATTTAATTGTTATAAGAGCAAGAACTAATAATCAGTTTACTATCCACAAAAAAGCCCCACTTAAGGGGCTTTTTTATTTGATCTTTTCTAGCATGTGAATAGTAAACTTACTTTCACACATTGCCGGAATCTCAACAAACGGATCCTCAAGATAGAATGGGCATCCTGATTTCCATTTACCGTTCTGTTTAAAGAATTTAAATTCCATCAAATCTTCTTTGTTTGCTGGATTAAATTCTCTACGAGGATTGAACGAACGACGGAATGTAGCTAGGTTAAAATTCATATGTTGAAGGGGCCGTAGCCCCGTTAATTACAGTGGAGCGTCTTCTACTGCTGCCAAAATCTCAGCAACGGACACTTCTTTAGATTTTTTGCTACGGGCTTTGATAGCATCGATGCTTGGTTTTGTCTTAGAAGACTTGACTTTAACTTCACCTTTGCTAGCCTCTTTAGTTTTGTCAGCAAGAGTATCAGCAATAGTTGCTTGATCTGCGGCAGATTGGAAGTCTGCATGTGCTTGCAAATATTTGAGTGCCTCGATCTTTGTCATCTCGCTAGGCAATTCAATGAAGTCAACACGTTCGTGACCACCTTTAGTGAATTGTTTGATACGACGGATCATATCGTTTGCGAAACGAGCCTTTGCCTCACCTTTGTTAGTAGTGATACCTGCGACTTTGAAAAGTTGATTAGAATTAGCCATTTGAATTTCCTTTAAATAAAAGCTAAGTTTAAAAAATGTGCCGATATCATTCAGCACTGACATAATGATAACACAATCGGACATTATTGTCAACCATTGTGTTACCCATTATTAAACGGCGTTTGCTGATTCACTAATCAACAATCGTCCATACTGAGCCTTTGCCATTTGAATAGCTTGGTAAGGATTATCAGCATTAATTACTACACGACCGAAACCTGCTCCAGGTTCGTCTTTATATTTTACGAGGATCCAATATTGATTCATTTATTCACCCATAACATTGTTACACCAATCATTGCCAATACTAGCCAGAAAAAGGGTTCTAGCCAATACATGATATTATAAAAAACATTTTTGATTCGTTCTAGCATCATGCCTCCAAAATGTAGGGTTTGTCCCAGTTACCAATGTTAACATCAACATAATATGCGGTGTTAAAATAATCTGTCATTGCATCGGATTCGTCATACCAGTCGGCCGACTTCAATGCTTTCAATGCTTCGGTCAAGAATTCCTTAGCAACACCATCATAGTGACTTTGGAAGTGATAGGGGTTTACCTGATCGTAGCCATTAGTGTTGGGCTTGAAACCGCGGGATACTTGATAAAAATCATTACCGCAAACACGGTTGCTGTTGCCAATAAAATCAATTGCGCCCGATTTGAGGGTCAACACAATGGTCATGTGACTACGCACTCTCAGTGAACCCTTGACTTTGTACTTAGCCAAAATTGGCTTGAGTGTTTGAGCGATTTTTTGTTTGCGTTCTTGATTCATGTAAGCCATTTTTGAGTCCTTTATTTAACTGTCTAAGATTCTATTATATACCCAAAGTGATTTATTGTCAACCTTTTTAGGAATTAATTGTCCTAAAAGGACTCAATTCCTCAGTATCAAATTGAATACTTTCTACTACATCATAGACAAAGAAGACCGGAATGTCAAGCACCGCGGAGATAGTTGATGGATGTGTACCTTGCTCCAACATGTGTTCGATTTCCATATACAATTCTGCTACTTTAGTCATTTTGAATTACTCCTTAAAGTACTGTCAACATACTAGCAGGAACTCGCCAGTTGCATCCAAATGCTTTGCCGTTTTCACGGACGATGATAAATTTACGATTGACTTTTTCAACCGTACCGAGTACAATCTGACCAGATCGTGAATTAGTGAATTTCACTTGTGAACCTGTACGCAAGGTGAACTTGGCCTTCTGAGCAAGTTGGGCACGGGCAAACTTGATAGCGTCCCCGATAGAATTCAGGTCTTCGTTGGTAAAGGTTCCCGCAATGATAGAACGATTGATTTCTTGCAAAGTCATTTTAACTCCTGTTGTTTGACTGTTTAAGATTCTATTATATACCCAAAACGATTTATTGTCAAATATTTTTGTTCAGTTCTTTCAGTGCTTCTCGGTCTTTTGCCTTGCACAGTTCGATATCATAGATCGTCTTGACCAAGAATGCCAACAAAACAGTGCAGAAACCAATGCCAATTTGGGAAACTGTGAGGTAGGCAAAGGCCAAATTAGTAAGAACCCCTATCGACAGGGCAATGGCAAACAGTTTGAGAGTTTGGATCAGGGCAATTTGTTTAAGCGAAAGTTTCATTTTTTATTTCCTTTGTAAGAGTTTCAGCAGTGATGATATTGCCGCCGTATGCCTGCTGGAACTGTTCGGCGACAATTTTGAGAAAGAAAGTGAATACTTTACCGTTACTTGTAATCAGAGTGTACTTCATATCCAATTCTTTATCGTTTCAATACATATATTGTATCAGATATCCGAATTATTGTCAAATTTTGGATGTTTAGGCTTACGTTGGTAGCCTGTTTTGGACTTAACAACCTTAGGTTTGAATGGTGTGTTTTCGTCAAACAACACACGGTGAGCCCTATGTTTGGGCTGTTCAATTTTGAAGGATAGTATTTCTCGTTTCATAACCCATATTATATCACATGGGGTATTTATTGTCAATTTAATTTTTTTAGTTCGGACGTTATGGACTCAAGTACACTATCCCATGACCCATTGGTCTGACGGAATAATCTCACACAATCATAAAATGGACTATCGTTGCGATTCATAAACCATCGCCAATCACAACCATAATCAGTTAACATTACCCAAGTAGGTATTCCCATTGCCCCGCTTAAGTGAGGTATAACGGTATCGATAGATATAACCAAATCTAGTTGACTAATCAGTCCTGCTGTATTGTAAAATCCAGTAAGATTTTCATGTAATGTTTTAACATTGTATTTTTCTAATGTTTCTAATATCTGCTCATCTACTTCATATGATAGGCTGATAAACTCATAATCATCATTGACAATGGACAATAATTGTTCTAATTCAATTCTACGAAACCTAGAAATAAATGCAATTTTATTTGGACTGGATAGTAAACCAATACGTTTTTTTGTTTTAGGTCCTAATAACTGTTTCCATGATTGTTTAACCCCCTCACTTACATCTAAGTAAGGTGTAGTATATGGAATAGTATTAATAGTTGTATTAAAACACTTAGGTAAATCCATTAATGCAACATGATAATGATATGAAGGAATCTGTACATCGGCATTCAATATAGTTAACTCGGGAAAGTTATATTTGAATAATTCGTATAATTGTGATTTTGTTATGACTGTTACAATTGCACCTTTATCTTGTAATAATTTAGCAAAACGAATAAATTGAATATTATCCCCGAACCCTTGTTCATAATATACAAGAACCATCTTACCTACAATATCTTGAGAACCATCATATTCTGGCCCGGGCAATTGAGGTTTTAAACTAGTATCACTTTGATAAAACCACCTTGCATCGTATTTTTTCCACCCTTCAACTAAATCGCCCTTCATTAAATGACAAACACTTTCATTTAATTCATAGTTAACATCGTTGGGTTTTAAATCTTGTGCTATCTTTAAAAAAGGAATGGCTAATTCAGGTAATCCAAACTCACGCAATGTATTACCATAGTTACTATATGCAGTGGAATGTTTGGGGTCTAATGCAAAGGTATGTGCAAATGTAATTAATGCTTCTCGATATTGCCCGAGGCTACGCAAGGCAGCACCTTTACTTAACCAACTTTCTACATAGTTTTTACTGCAGGGAATTTCCAAACATTTTAATGCTTCTATGTCATTTCCCAGTTGTGACAATGCTAGAGCAAGATTATGCCATGCTATATAATTATCTGGATCTTGTTTTAAAAATCTTTTGTAACATTTAGTGGCCTCATAATATTCTTTGGCCATGTAGTGAATGTTGCCTTGTTCAAAATCGTTCATTCTATAGTGAAATTAACTTGTTTAACTTTTTTAATGGTGAAGCTACGCCATTCATTCTTTTCTAAATCAAACACACGCATTGATGTAGTTGATTCTTTGCGAGGTTTTATATCTTCTTTAATTTCAACTTTGGGAAGTTGTTCAGGTACTAATGTGCATTTCATCACCCGTTCAGTTCCATCACTTTTAGTAAAGGTAACTACACCTTCACTTGCTTGCAACATGCCTTTAAGCCACCGGGTAAAAATATCCCAATCTTTTTCTGTCCAGTCAGATGTGATTTCCATTTATTTAATTCCTAAAATAGTTTTAGCCCGTTCTACTAGTTCAGTATCACTGTCACTGAAAGTATAACCTTCTTCGATTAATTTAAGGGTATAATATTTATTGAAGAATAAACCGAACACTACAGCAGTGATGATCCAAAAGGGCAATGTTAATACATGGATAATTAAACAAACTAGCGTAACTAATAGTTCCCCTCGATATAGAGGAACTAGCCAGCCCATATTAAATATACCTAGAAAAAAGTAACTGAAACTGAAACCTATGTATCCATCTTTAGTGATACCGGTTTTGGTATTTGTCATTTTAATTGTTGTTGCCATTATATCATCCTAAAAAGTGCTATGCTGTCAATCGTTACTAACAACATATAATTTGCTAACATTCCTAAACTCTTACGTGTCCAAGCTGCCCATGCAAAAATTGCACATTGCAAAATGAACAGTGGGTAGAGAATTAAGAAAGGGGGAGTCGGTACTGTGAGCATCATTGTAAACGCACAACCTATACTTAAGAACCATGCTAGTATTTCTAAGAAACAGCGAAGAGGATTACTACGCCAATCCTCTTTGATCCATGCTACGATGTTAAAAACTAATTCGTTCAAACTGTTTCCTTATGTTTATTGATTGCTTCTTGCAATACAATTTCTACCATTTTGTTCAATGTAATATCACGTTTGTGTGCTTCCATTGCAAGATGTAACATCATAGTATCATCAAGGTCTAATGGTACTTGAATGCGAGTATCCCAATAATTGCCGGCAAACATTGATTTTGCCTTCTCTAGGAAGTCTTCGTCTGTCTCCAACTCAATATACTTTACATCATCCCATGCCTGATTGGGATCTACATTGCGTTCTTTTGATTCATTAATATATGCATCTTTGAATGTAGGATTTGTCCAACGATATGGTTTGTCATATCTAGTATCATTAGGCCATACATCACGTTTAATTGATGCGTCTGCTTGGTATACAGTTTGGTCTACTGTACTATACAATATTGAAACGTGGGCGTATTCACTTTCGTAGTCTAGGAATCGTGCATCTGGAAAGCAGTTCCAATGATAGTCAGAGCCACCAGTGATTTGATGATTGAGTGCTTCATTAATCTGATTCAGTTTCATAATTATCTTTTAGAAGTTTAATACATTGTTGTTTAACATGGTCAGGTATGTTATTTGGATTTCGTAGTACTATTTCACATTTGTAACTAACAGTAATAATTGGTTCTTCAATTTCAGGGTCTTCCTGAAACATCCAACCAAAATAAACTATTGCTATAAGTATAGCAAGAATTTTATTAAATGTCAACCAATGATTTTTCCAATAACGCATAACCTTATTTATGAGTTATTAGAAATATTCCACTATAAGGATATGTACATGGTTGCCTTTAACAATTTTACATATAAGCCTTAACAAGACCTATAAAACATGTTACAATTGCCACAAGGTTCACTACCAATTGAGGGCGATTCTTCACGCGAATGGTCCATGTCATAAATGCAATCGTGCCTAAGGTGAATGCTACAATATTGTAGGGGTACGCATCAGGTCCAATTGAATTACAAATGTGACCAATGATGATGAATACTGCACCAATCCATTGTAGGATATCATTTAATTTCATTGGAATCAATCCTTGACAATAATTACTAGACCCATTACAACTAATACCCACATTGCAATAAATTGCAACCAAAACATAGTCATAGTTCAACTCCTAAATATTACTTAGTACTTGCCCAAATAGTGAACAACCACTGTGGGTCCAACCAGGCACACAAGGGCCAATAATTCAATCACAGTGTTTCTCCAATCAATAGCAAAATAAAAAAGCCCAGTACAATGGTTATGACTTCAATCATAATTTATGTTCTGTAATACGTTTTATTGTCAGGATGGTCTTGTTTGGCCAGTTCAGGAGTATTCCAAACATTACGGGCACTCCATTCTTTTACTTTTTGCAATCGTTCGGCTTCGGTTAATTCGTAGCATCTGGGATTACGATCAGGTTGGCGTAGCATTTCTACACCTCGTTTAAATAGATTCATTCTTCAACTCCAAGCTAATCTAAACTTACCAACAATAATTTCATAAATCTTCATACCTTCATACACCGTAGTGCCAAACCTGAACAAGTGATTTACCTGTTCACCTTTGTGACTTTTGGTATACCATAATCCATCTTTTGAATATTCAAATTTAGTCATTCTTCAACTCCGAAATGTTCTTTAATATCGCCAGCAATGAGGGCACCCATGTCATCATAACGATGACTACTCTTTAGTGAAATATTTACACATTCCTGTACAATCAACTCGGCGAACTTTTCCTTGTCAAAATATTCGACAGTAGAAGAGCCATGCTCAAAGTTATAATCAGTATAGATTGATGTACATTCAGCAATTAAGTTATCAATTCGTTCGTTCATTCTTCAACTCCTTATGCTGACACAAAGCCTAGATCACGCAGGGCTACCATATCAACAAAATCCATGCCAATTACCTGTAGAAACTTGTTCCAGCATTCTGTTTCTGTGGCACAGTCAAACTCCATGCCACAGTCATCATTGCCCCACACGCAGGTACGCCACATGCCGTTGCCGATGTTGCCATTGAAAATGACTTCTACAAGCATACAGTCTTGACGTTCTAGATGGTAGGAACCGCACCAGTCATCAGTAGTACGTTTAAAAACTTTAACTCTCATTCTTCAACTCCGAAATGTTCTGCCACATCATTACCAACAATAATGCAGTCGTTGACATCACCTATGCCGTTATGATAAATGGATTCTAAGGTTACTTTAACACATTCTTTCACAATCAACTCGGCGAAACAGTTTAGTCTAGTCTTTTCAGCAAAACTGACATTGGTATCAATATCAAAACCAGACAACAGAGCAAGTTCTTTAATTCGTTCGTTCATATCAATTCTCCTGTAGCATCATTGACACAGCCGTAGTAGACTGCCTCATAGTTCCATTCGTATGGATCATGCAGGCTGTTGTGATCCAGGATCCATGCATCGGCCGCTTCTTTGGTCTCAAACTCACGCTCGGCCTTGACCTTGTGTAGATTAGGCAGACCGTTCTCTACGGGGTGGACATAAACGATGTGAACAAATTGTGTCATTATTTTACTCCGAATGTGTTCAATGCTGGTTGCAATGTGTTAATCAATAGTGTCTCACGCTCATGTGCGGGACGCTTACCACGCACAATTTCAACAACACCGAATACAAAACGATCAGCACCTCGCTCACGCAATGCACGTGACAGACCCCAATTTTTGTTCTCGGTCATAGCCCTTTGCATATGTTTTTGCATACGACGGCGCAGTGTCAAAAACACATTACCTTTGTATGACAACGCAGTCAAACCAATGTAATACTCAAGTGTTACAGTATCTTGGATAAAATATATCACTTGATTGCGGTCTGTTCTACGTTTGCGGACGATTTTCGAGTTCATAAGTGTATTATATAGCCAAACGGATTTATTGTCAAACATTGGCAAAATCGCTAGAAGTGTATCAGAGTCTATCCCTGAATCCTCTAGCGATTTTGAAGCCCCTGAGGGGCAAAAATGAATACTTTTGTTTGTAAAAAATATAGTACTTTAGTGTACTACTTCCCCCAAAGAGGTATTCATATAAATTTTAATTTCTTTTCGTAGGTCTTTTTCTGTATATCCTAAATCTGCCAACTCTTGTATTAATGCTACAAATAATCCATGGGTAGCAATACCGGAGATATAATCAGGATCGTCATTATTATTTTCAAATTCATCTAATAATGGCAATAATGTATCATAAACAAAATCAGATGCTAATAATGCACTATTTTCTATTTGTTCTATTTCTTCTATGTTGTCAACCATTTTAGGTTTTTTTGACATAATATTATTCACCTGCTGTTTTAGTATATTCATAATTGACAGTTTCTATATTCTCACGGAATATAATGGCACCATTTTTTAAATGAAATCTTCTAGCCACGTCTGTTTTAGGACTTAATGTTACAAATCGAGTAACGCTTGGATATTGTTCTTGAATACCCTTTACTGCTTGAATTAATAAATCACGACCTTTACCGGCTTTATAACTCCATATAGTATAAAATACAGCAGTAGTTGGAACCTCAGATACATTAGATAAATCGTCTACACCAGTTGGAACAAAATCATGGAAACTAACACATACCATTGCATCTGGATCAGTATCATTATCAGATAATGCAGCTACCATTCTACCATTACTTACTCTAAAGTCAGTAGGTATTTCAGGACGAACGGGATCGTCTTTAATAAATGATAATAGTTTGTGTGTTAAATCTGTTATGAAGTGTAGCATTTTAGCCTCAGTATAGTGTTATTCGTATTTAGCACAAATTTTACAATACCATATTATTCAGCAGATTTTAAAATTCACTAAATAATCACATGTCAAATATCATTGAATGGAATGTTGGATTAAATGATTATAAAAAATGTACCTTAGAATTAGGCGACCATTCTCATAAATTTACCACAGAATTATTAGATGTTCCATTTGAAAATGGTCGTGATATTACGGATATATTTAATGACCATTTATCAATTAGACAATCCAAATACGTAGAGGTGTTATATAGCGGTGGATTGGATAGTGAATTAACATTGTTATCTTGTATAATTAATAAAATACCGGTAATAGCAATGACACTATTAATCAAAATTAATGATATGATTATCAATACACATGATTTATATTATGCTGAAAAATTTTGTAGGGAAAATAATATAACTCATAAAATAGTTGAATTGAATGCTGATATATTTTTTCAAAATGGAGAACATTTATCATACTTGAAACCGTATTATATCATAGAACCCCATGTGGCCACGCATTTATGGTTAATTGAACAATGTAGTCATTTTCCTATTATAGGTGGGGATTGGCCTTGGGTCCATACTCATGTTGGAAACAAAGTTATCTCGCCGGCAAGATTAGAATATTCTAGTTATGAAAGATTTATGGGGGATAGAGGAATATTTGGAATTGGTAATATGATTGGGAATAGTTTAGAATCTACCATTAAATTAATGCAAATCCATTTAGATAATCATATACCCGGTGAGTCTATATCTAATTTTAAATCACGCATGTATCAAACTATGTATCTCAAATTAGAAACCAGATTAAAAAGTCATGGTTGGGAAAATCATAAAACACGACAGTTTAATTTATTAAAATATAAGGTAGAATTAATTAAACAGTTAAAACCAACTGTACCTACCATTAAATGGAATAATACTATAAAAACATTATTAAAGACACAAGCAAATGAAAATGATAAGTTTTGATACACATGAATCTTTTTATCACGGCTTAATTAAAAGTAAATTATGGCTTTGTGAAGAATTGGAAGTTGCTCTGTATAGAGAATCAATTAGAAAACCAGCATTACATGTTTTAGGATGCTGGGACAATCTAATGTCTTTTATGTTACTAACACGCAAACCTAACTTCTATAATGTTGTTCATGGATATGATATAAATCCAGAAGCAATAAGTAATGCTGATAAGGTATGTGACATGTGGAAACATGAATCACCTAGAGTATATAATCATATGCAGGATGTAAACAATTATGATTTTAGTAAGAATGATAATTCTATATTCATCAACTGTAGTATAGACCAAATGGACAATAACAAATGGTATAATACTGTTCCTGATAATAGTTTAGTCTGTATTCAAACTACTAATATGACTGACCCTGAATTCCCCTGGTACATAAAACAAACTACATCAACATTGGATGAATTAATTAATAAATTTAATTTTTCAAAATTAATCTATTCCGGAACAAAAAATATACAGTATGAAAAAGATGGATACAAACGTTTTATGATTATAGGCTGTAAATAAAAATAGGACCTTAGGTCCTATTTAACATTTTAATTGGTATTAAGTAATTTAAAAAAGCTCACTTTAGATTTCCTAGTAGCGAATTAGTACGTCAAGCCAGCAGCCGGCTACCCTCGTAACTAAGTTACGGTCCTAAGGGTGTTAACTATATTTAGTGCAATATATTCTCCCCATTTATTTGCATTCTGTTCAACAATTCTAAAATCATATTTCTCCGGCGGTACAAATATTTTATTTGTATCTTCAAATCTACTTTCACGGATTGTGTCTACCCATATTGTAAAATCTGCGTTGAAGTTGGTACGCATCTCAACTAATGGTGCAACAAAATCACAGATAACATAATCTACATCTGTCATACTATCTGCTAGTTCACGCATACGCAAACTTTGCCTTATGCGTCCCTCTGTGCTAAAATCCCAGTCATCATACTTTTTACGAACATCATCTGCATTAACCCATCCTACACGCTTTTTTTCTGCTTGTAAATAGTCTACTATATGCTGTGCTAGATATGTTTTGCCCGCGCCTGGCAATCCCATTATTAATATTCGTTTAGAACCAAGATTCATTTTTTAACTCTAATTGATGGCTACCAAATCTTTTTAGTCTAGATAAAAAGTCATTTGTTTTTTCAGTGACTACTCCGGTTAACTGTAATGTAACTCTAGGGTTATGTCCGGCATTGGCAGTGGAATATGGTAAGTTTTGCCAATCAAATGTTATTACATCTCCAGCATGCCATTGTGTATGTAGGTGATTTCCATAACTAGAAAAATGTCCTTGTTCATAATCTGTCAATTCTATTTGAACATGCATAATAGTCCAGGGACTATCGGGTGCTAATTTCTCTAAGTTAGATAATTGCAATGTATCTACCTCTCCGGGCATTTGTACATGTATTTTTTCTATGCAGTTGTTTAATGAAAACAACTCACTAATCATTTTTAATCGGGAAGGTACAGAATTTGCTTTAGATATTATATGTTTAACATCGTCTGCGTAATTAGCAACTATCTTGCCCAAACTAATTACTTTGTCAACTTGAGGATCATTTTTAAAATTATCAAAATGATACTTGCTTTTTTGTTTATTTTGTTCCCAACTAGCCGTCATGTTATTACCTTTATGTGTCGCAAACTATTTATTATCCTTATAACATTGCAACTAATAAATTATAGCCAAAAAAATAGACCCCGAAGGGTCTATTTTTACATTGCAGGTTTGTTGTTGAAATAAATTTTTCCCAACAATAAATCAGTGATTATGCAATTATCCAACTATTGTCTTCTTTATATTCAATTGATTCAGATCCATCATACTCATTTACTTTAAACAGTGTACCCTCTGATACCCATTCTACTTCTAAGTCTTCCATACCACCTGTATAGATGTCCGGATACTTCAATTCTACAAAGGTTTTTAGTTCATCAAACTTTTTCTCTTCAACCAACTTTACGATTGCTGGGTCAAAAAGAATTTCAGGATGTTCATAGTTCCATGTATACCATCCTGCACCAAAACCGGGGCTGTATAACACTGCTACTTTACCTTCTAGAATTAACTTGTTCATTCTATACTCCTAAATGTTCGCCAATCATCAGTGTGTGATTATCTACTTCTACCAATTCTTTTTAAGTATTCTCTACCTACTAATCCAGCTTCAACTTCTTCTAGTGCAGTAACAGTGTGTCCTGCTTTAGTGATTAATTTTGGCTTAAATCCACGTTTTAACTCTCTTACCCTTTGTGAGGCAATAAGAACTAAATCAAATCGATTGCCAGCCATAATGGCCGCATCTTCACTTGTATATCTTACTCTGCTTTCAGTCATATTTTCTTTCAGTGTTGTAAATTATGGAGCGGGATAGGAGAATCGAACTCCTACGAAAACCTTGGCAAGGTTCCAGGCAACCATTACATCAATCCCGCATTATTCATCTTGTAACTTTTCTAATTAACTTGTACCAGTAGTACTTGAAACCACGAAATACAATAAAATCAAAATTTATAATAGGAGTAACTTCTTTTACAATGTGTCCATATGCACGATTAATCACATCTTCACTCTTGCTCATAGTTACTCCTTTATTTGGTGGGTTCTGCCAGGTTCGAACTGACGACATTCTGCGTGTAAGGCAGACGCTCTACCAACTGAGCTAAGAACCCTAATTCTATTTAGCCACCTTGATCACTATCTTTAACTTCTGATTGAGTAGCAATTTTTTCAAAGGCTTCATCTTCGTTCTGCTGGTCTTCAATCATTTTTATATCAGGCTTACGAAAGATTTTGTCAAAGTTATTTGCAAATTCTTGTTGACTGACACTATATGGTCTTGGACTAGAACCCTTGCTCATTTTTCAGAAGTCTTTCGTGAACCTGGTCGTAGATTACTTTTTTCAATTTCTACAAAACTACGAATAAGTGCTCCGCGCTCGTGTGAGTTAATAATCTGTGCCGCGGCACGTTTAACTGTTTTACTAATCTTGACTGCCTTAGCGTCATAACCTCTACATGTCATACTATTTTCCTCTTTTAAAAACTATGGTCGGAGTACAAGGATTCGAACCTTGGACCTCATCGTCCCAAACGATGCGAACTACCGGGCTGTTCTACACTCCGAATATTTGATGCGGGTGACAGATTCGAACTGCCGATGCACCTGGCTTATGAGACCGGTGTGGTGACCAACCCTACCCGCGTAATTTATAAATGTATTCCTTTTTCACTTACAGAGCCAGTCTTATTAGCTGGGTGTGAAATACACTTATAAAGTGAGACTGCTACTTACACCACATAAGCCCAATCTCTGAGTTGTTACACTGTCCACGTATTTCTTCTTTTGGTAAAGGTTAGCGTTCCTCACCCCAGGCAATTTTCAGTATCCCCCAACAGGGACTGTAAGGTCAGGTCCTAGTGTACCCCCTGGTCTATCGTTACAGGGACGCTGTTTATATGACGTAAAACAGTAAACCGGGTTTCTTGGTGGAGAATAACAGAATCGAACTGTTACGAAGACCTTGCAAAGGTCCCAGGCTACCATTACATCAATCCCCCATATAGAAACACACTTGATATAGTAGCAAAATGCTATCACGGATGAACCCGAATTTAGTCAAATATGTTTTTATATGGTGCCCCAGGGGAGACTCGAACTCCCAAAATTTGGCTTCTAAGACCAACACGTATACCAATTCCGTCACCAGGGCATTATAATATAACACACTACGAACCTCTTTCTAAGTTATGTGCCTAGCGAGTATTCCAAATGTGTTCGTGTAATGTGTTATATTATAACAGATAATTATTTATTCGTCAACTGTTTTTGGATAAGAAGAACTCAGACGTATGATAACCATTTACCGGTTAGTTATCACAGAGGTCTAAGCCGTGTTATCTGGAGCGGGTAACAGGGATCGAACCTGCGACGAACAGCTTGGAAGGCTGACACTCTACCACTGAGTTACACCCGCACATATTCTGTGCCATCTTTTAATTGCCCTTTCTCCGCCCTGTTTTCCACACTGTGGGCAAGTAATTAAATTATGTTGTTTACCTAGGTTAGCGGCCCTAAGTTTTTCCTTATGCTCCACTGACTTAGATGGTCTTGATTTATACGTTGTGCCTAATTTAGCCTCTGAAATATTCTTACGAACTTCTTCGGTCATTTTAGGTGCAGTACCATTAGTACGTCTTTCAATCAATACCTCTGATAATCTATCCTTAGTTTCTTGACTATGTTTCTTACCTAACATCTTAGGCATACCTGATTTATTTATATAGTCAAAACCACCAAACCCACCGCGCCTAAGATTGTAAGTGTCTTCTCTTAAAAGAAACTCATCAGTCACTACTTCTTTTTCTCTAGCAAACATAGATTCTGAATTATCAAATGTTTCTAAAACCACCTTAGTAAAATTATCAATTCCATATTTTTCATATGCTCTTAATATAACCTTACCGGAGCCCATATACCCATCTTCCATAGAAGAAGTTTGATGAACACCTATATAAATCTTGCCATTGACTAGATTAGTGATCTGGTATAGATAAAAATATTTCATACAGTTATTTATGCCATATGCGTGAAACCTATGGTTTTATCATTACTATACGCTTACCACTATACGAGCCCCGCATAAATATATTTATGTATACATATGACGCCATCACAAAAACCGGATTAGTAATTCACCTATCAATGAGTGATGACCATACTTTTTATATTCTAATATTTGATATTGAT